GTTGGATTGGCCAGGCTCAGTTCCTGTATGAAGGTAAGGCTGTGACCGAGCAATGGATTGGCCATATGAGGGAGATAAGAGAATGAGCTGGCGACCAGATCGAGAACGAACCGCTACCGGCTACCGATGGCTCGACAAGCTCACGAACCCGTATTGGGTGTGGCGTGAGAACCGGGCAAGGTTGAAGCTGAACACGCTGATGGGTGACGGTGATCCGGTGTTGGGCGCTGAGATGCTTCGGGAGGCTGTATGGGCGCATAAGTATCTGTCTCCTCCGCTCGACCGAGACCCCGTTGCGAAGCGGCTTGGAATATGGAAGGAGACAAGCGAATGAGCCGACAGATTGTATTGACGTGGGATGACGCCGACTGGACACCCGACACTGCAACCGAGATGCTAGACCTGGCGGCCGATTGGGTTGGGTTTGGATGCGAAACCAACCGTCGTACGTATCCCGATTCGCTTGAATTAGTGCAGGTGAAGGAGACAAGCGAGGTTGCCAGGCATCCGAACCGTACTCGCCAAGATCAGGAATGCCCGTACTTAGCCACTGACGTTTGTGATGTTTGCGGCTGGGTGAAGGAGACAAGCGAATGAGCGACTTCTTGGCGTTGCTGGAGACGGTCGCTCAGATCACAAGATGGTTGATCTTCGGGTTCACGACGTTCACGCTCGGTCGGCTTTATGAATGGGCGAAGGAGACAAACGAATGAGATGGTTTGATTGGATTGCTCTGTACCTGGTGCTTCTGCCGTTTGTGGTGGCCTGGGCATTGAGCAAGATACGGAAGTACAACGAACGAATGGAGAATTAGAAGTGACAATGTTGCGGAGATTAGGAATGGCGATGATCGTGTCGTCAGTGGTGGTGTTCGGGATGCTCCCGGCGCTCGCCTCTGGAGATCACGTTCTGACTGTCGATGGCCAAGAGTACAGCCCGACGAAGGTGGTTGGTAATGCCAATGACCCGACCGTTCATTACGAAACGCCTGACACGAATCCTGGTGCTGCCTTTACTGAGCGCCACGATTGGGTTGGAAACGGTAGCGAGAAGTTGCCGTGCGAGTTCGGGATTCACTGGATCGACAACGCCAACGTTCTGACGATCAGTAATTGTCTTGAAGGGGAGACAACGACTACGACTCGGGAGGACGAGGAAACGACTACGACCACGGAGGATGAAAAATCGACAACGACAACGACTCAGGAATCGACCACGACGACTGTATCCGATGTGACCACGACTACGGCTCGCACCCCTACGACATCAGCTATCACCGACACGACGACGGTGGATACCACGACCCCGTCGACGTTCAATGTGGATGATCCGTGCGGGTTTGTTACGACCGACGTTGACATTCGATTCCAGACTGGCCTGATTGATGCTGACCTGGTTCCTGGGAGCTATGACTTCTCAGATCAGGTGAGTGGTGGAGACGCTTGGGTGATCTATGAAGCGGGTACGACGAACGTCTTGGCTGAGGGTGTGTTCAAGGATAGCTGTGACGATGCTCCGATCACGCCAGGCGTGTTGCCGTTCACAGGGTTGGAGTCGTGGCAGCTTGTTGCGATTGCCATGGCGTTGCTGGCTGGTGGGATGGGACTGGTGACGATTGCTCGACTACGAACCGAGAGTTAGGTAGGTTGGACGGGGTCGGCATCGGATGGTCGGCCCCGTTCCTTGACCAAGGAGATTTCGTATGGCTCAGATGATTGTTGCTGGTGCGGTTGCGATCGCCAGTTTGACCGTTCCTGCTTTGGAGCGGCCCGAAGATGGAGGTCGAGTGTTTGAACCGCCTCCGACTGCTGATGAGTGGGATGGCACCGTTGATTATTGGTTGCCGTTTGTTGAGAGGTACTGGTTGCCCGAAGATGTCTCTTGGGCGCTGACGGTTATGGATTGCGAATCTGAAGGAGATCCGTACGCCAAGAATCCGAACTCGTCAGCGTCTGGTTTGTTTCAGCAGCTTGGCCGTTTCTGGCCCGAGCGAGCAGCTAGTGCTGGTTGGGCCGGTGCTTCGGTGTTTGACCCTGAGGCGAACATAGCTGTTTCGGCCTGGCTGTTCTCGTGGGGCGGCTCGTCGCATTGGGTGTGTGGGGGCTGATATGTGTGATAGATTTGAAATCGTCGGGGGGGACTTCGGCCAGCCGCAGGATGTGTTCCAACCTGAGTGCGGCATCCGTTCTCCGGTCCTCCCCGACATCTCGTCCCTGGACGGTTCCTGATGGCTCAGAAATCGATGTCTGGTTGGCGAGATGCTGTTCTGACTCGTGACGGCAATCGGTGCGTGCTCTGCAATGGGTTCATGTATCTGCACGCCCACCACGTTCGATATCGGTCTCAGGGTGGAGCCAGATTGGACCGGCGTAACGGTGTGACGCTGTGCGAGTCCTGCCATACTGGTGTTCATGCCCGGACGATACTGTTGGCCCCGGAGAAGCTACCGGATGAAGTGTTGGAGTATCTGAAACAGGAAGGTTGGGTTGATTGGAATGCCGAAGGAGACCCTTTTGGAAGAGGATATCGAGGCTTCGAACCTCGGAGGTCTGCCGCTCGATCTCGCAGCGGTGAAGGCGACGTTCACAGGGATGAGCACGTTCGTTCAGGAGATGCCGAAACTCGGTTCGGAAGTGGAGTTTCGTATCCGAGGATTCGTTCGCAAGAGCGGGGAGGAATGGCTTGAAACCGAAGAGGCCATTCGGACGTTCGTTCAGTTTCAGGTGATTTCGATTATGCCGGTGGAGTGACCGTCCCGACATTCGAATGAAGAAGGGCAGGCGTTTCGGCGTCTGTCTTTTTTTTCGGCAACTCTTGACATGCCTGGCGGTGGGTCTAACGTACGTTGTATGGAACACATCATGGAAACCCCGGCACCAACACCGGTCTCGGGTACGTCAAGGAGGACGGAAATGGACAACACGATGGATATGGTCACGCTACGAAATGAGATCCCAGGTCTGATCGAGACAATCGGCTCAGCCCTTCGGAATGAGTCCATCACGGTCGCTCGGGCGCAGAAGTCGATGATGGCCATGATTCAGATAATCACGGAGATCGAGGAATGCGGCGATGACATCGAAACTCTGGTCGGGCTGCTGTACCTGTTGATGCATCGTCCAGGAACCGATCGTGACATCGCTGATGACATCGAATACGTAATCGAACTGATCAACTTTTAGTCGAGCCTAAGGAGAACGGCGATGACATACGGAAACGCAATCGGCAAAACCCCGGAGGAGCGGAAGGAATTGATCCGCAAGCTCAGGGCCGAGCACACGTTGGACCGGCTGCCCAGCAACTACTGGCATCCCCGCTCGGGTGATGCGGTGTATGACGAGGTCCTGGAGTATGAGGATCACGACCTGCACAACGATGAAGTCCTGGACGACAAGGCTCAGGCCCAGCGGAATGCGGCTGCTGCCAAGCAGAGGATGTCCCTGTCGAACAAGGGTCGGTCGTATTGGAACCGTCCGACCGAGAACCAAGCCCTAAGGAGCTTCTGATGGAGAAAAGAAGGTGCGTCTGGAGTCGGTGCAACAACGTCGCTGAGTGGGTGGTCGGTTGGAACTACCGGAACTATGTCTGCTCCGAATGCATGTCCCTGCATCGAATCCTGTCCGAGAACAGCACAGCAAGGAGAATCTGATGGCTCTAGAAATTCTGAACGAGATCCTCGACCGTGTAAGCGGCGTGGACACGAAAACCGTCCTGACCATGCGGGAGCATTGGGGCGAAACCGACGAAGAAGGGACATTGGTGTATGCCGAAACGTTCCAGTTCAAGTATCTGGCCGAGTTCGCCTGGGAGGACATTGCGAAGGAGCTGGTCGGCGCAGGTGGTATCAGAATCAGCAACCTCGTTGTCCGAGGGATGTTCGAAGACGATGAACGTGAAGTTGTCGTCGCCTACGTCGCCAAGCTTGAGGAGAAGTAGATGAACTGCAAAGTGCCAGGTTGTTTCCGGGAGGCCGGTCGTGGTCTCGAAGGGTTTTGTTGCTACGTCCACCGGATTGACGATGATCACACGGCGTACTGCGAGGCCAAGGTAAAGGCCGCCACCGTCGCAGCTTTCGAAGCTACCCCGGTGTATGCCCTCAGCACGTACATCGTTGCTGTTGGTAGAAACCTGGACGAGAAGGACAGAGCGTTCGTCGTTTTGGCTCGCACAGCCGAGGATGCGATTCAGGAGTTCAGGGATGAAAGCGACAACGACCAGGACCTGATCGACTACATGGATTGGGCTGATGTCGAAGCGCTTTACGTGTGGGAGCTTGGCCCTTGCATCAAGTATGTGCGTCCGACTGAATGGATGCCCGAACCGAAGGAGAACGGAAAATGACCATGCATCGGTATCACCCGGACGAAAGAAAGAAGGAAATCGCCCACGTCCTGTACGACGACTGCGATCGCTGCTCTGAACACGCCAGAAATCTGTGGAGTCTCGATGATTCGAACCTCAGGAAGATCTGGAACCGGTCTGAAGACCTGACCTACACGGAGATCAGGGCCAGAGAGCAGCTTCAGTTGTGGGCCAGGATCGTCGATAAGGCAAGAGGAGAACGTGATGAATGACGAAGAACGCCTAGCAATGTTTGCTGAAGCGGTTGCTGACTTCGAACAGCAGACCAAGGACAAGTACCCGGATGAACCGCATGAAGTGCGGGTGATTCTGATAGCAGCAGACTTCGCCTCCGAAGAAGCCATGTCTGACACGTTGTCTCTGAAGACGTTGACTTTGCATGATGCGTTCATGTTTGAGGTCCTGGCTGACATCGTTCGAAACCAGATCGTCTTGATGAAGGGCCAGACGGTGATTGCCAAGGCTGTGAACAAGCTGTTGGAGAAATCTGATGGATGAGCGTCTGATCAAGGTAGTTGACGATACGGCTGATGCAGCTCACGAATTGGGGAATCAGCTGTTGATGGTCGCCAGCGAGAACCCCGACCTTGAAACGGTTGTTGTCGGCCAGTCTGCCATTGCTGGGTTGATAGCCATGGTGTTGGCTGCTCAGGGCGAGATCATGCGAGCTTTGAAGGAGTTGCAAGATGGACGAACTGATCGACCTGCTAGCTCAGAACCTGGCGGCTCGCTTGACGCTGTTGTCAGATGGGAAGAATGGTTGGCCGGGTCTAGATCGCACGAAACGGAAGAGAATCCTGAAACAGAAACAGGAATCGATACGGAAGATCAAGGAGAAAACGAATGAATGAGCTGAAGGAGACCTGCTCGTGTGGGGCATGGATCGACTTGAAATCGGACAGTCTGATGCCGACGGTCTCGAATGCTGCGGTGATGTGGAGAACCAGCCACAGACATGAGGTTGAGGACCTAACGGAACCCGAAGAGCTAACGCTCGACGAAACAGAAACGGATCTGTCTTGGCCAAGCACAGGAGCGTTGTATGCATATGAGTGCGTATTGACCCGAAGGATTGTTGCCACCGACAGGGAAGCGGCAGTGTCCAGGTTCAAGAAAACGTTCGGCATGAACCTCGGTGGTCTACAGGTGACGAAGGTGAAGCAGGTCAGGTTGGCGTCTGGCACTCCGGTTGATTTGGTGGTCCCTGATGACCTGTAGCTCGGTGCGGTTGGTTGATGGTGTCCTGCATCAGTGTGGTGGACATGAGGGTCGTCCTGGTGAGCATTGGGCGAGGTTGTCGTCGACGGTGACGATTGTCTGGCCGGTTGATTACGCCATGTCTGTGTGGGTGGAGGAGGCCGAGCTGGCTGCCGGTGAGCAGCATGCATGACTTCCGATACTCGCTGTCGACGAACTACCGGCAGTTCAGTTGCCGCTGTGACCGGTGTAATCGGTGGATGCGGGTGCAGTCAGACACGGAGTACCAACGCCGCAAGATGGTTGACAAGCACCGGGATCGGGAGCTGCGAGTGGCTGACAGTTATGACGAGATCGTCTTGTTGACTGGCCCGCATCGTGGTGACGTGATTCGGATAGATGAAGATCCTGAAGGTCGACCGATCGAGCATGAGGGATGCTGGTATGGGTCGTCAAGAATGGAAGAAGTGGCTGGCAGAGTGCTGGTCGGATACGTTTTCTTGAAAGGAGAACGAACATGAAAAAGGTGAAGATTGATGATCGTCTGGATTTCTGGAGAGTCAGGATCAAAGAAGCAGGGTTGTTCCAGGTGGAGCGCCCTGCCGTGTTGTTTCGAAAACAGGAACGGCCTGTTGGCAGGAGGGATCGCACACCGAAAGATGGCTCAGACTATCGTACGAAGTAGGGACAACTCGTCCCAGGAGAAGGAGAACGGCAATGGCAGAGAAGTGGACCCCGCCCCCGTTGGGACCGTATCAGTATCACGAAGTGCTCTCGTCGCTTAGGAAAACGATCAAGCTCGGGCTAGACGAAGAAGCGATCTACTGGGCGAACGTGATTCTGACTTTCGGTGACAACAAGGGACCGACGATCCTGGCTAAGCAGCTGTGGATCATGGCCGCCGAGGATCTGGATGACGAACCGGTGCTGATGCGCTGCTACGCCATCATGGATTCGATTGGTGCGGTCAGGGAGACAGACCACCTGTATTTCTTGGTGTACCGAATGGCTCACGCTCGGAAGTGGTGGGAGCACGAGGACGGTATCCGGGTTGATCAGTTGTGGGCGAAAGCGATTGGTGATCTGAGGTCGCCTGAACGTCAGCATCCGATCCCGTCGTACGCCTTGGATCGTCACACTCGGCGTGGGTGGACGATCTTCAAGGAGACCGGCCAGTTTGACGACCGCTACTCGGGTACGGACCTGGGTCGGGCCAAGACGGTGTATTTGTTCCAGCGGGACGGTTTCATCGACGAGGATGGTCAGGTGTGGTTCAATCGGGACGGCTCGCCTGATGACGGATTCATGGAGCATTGGCGTGCGTATCGGGAGTTGACCGATATGACCACGGATGAGGTCCAGCCCAACGACCCGCTTGGAAAGGCCGGCTTAGGATACGGGTCGACTCTGTTCGGGGAGGATGAGGCATGAGCGACGAGGTTGTTACTTCGATCCAAGGAACGAGATATCGCTGGTGTTCAACCCATGACTCGCAGCATTTCTTGAAAGACGGATGTTTGAAGATTATTGCTGGCGCTCCAGGTCTGAAGTTCCAGATGAACCCCGAACCCTGTGTCGAGGTATTCGTTGTTCTCGTTAGGACTGAGGCATGAAGCGTGTAGAGAGATGTCCCGACTGTTTCAAGGTATTCGTACTGGCCGTCAATCTGTGGGATGGACGAACCTGGATTGTTGGTTCCGATGGCACCGAGACCTTGTTCACCGGCCACGAATGCGAGGAGGCATGAGATCCCGTTGGTCGTGCGAGTATGTCCGATCGTTGGGTCTGCCTGAGTCGTGGATCGAATGGCACGACACGACTAGCGAACGTTGTGGAGGCGAGTGTGTTGACACCGGAAAGGCGTAAGGACTTGCATATGACGCTTGGCAACCGGAGTATTCAGGATGCTGTGTTCCAGGTGAAGAAGACCGACGCTCGCAAACTGCTGCTGCCTTGTAAGCGGTTCGGGAGCTTGATGGACGCTCCGACGCATTGGCACACGCCGTACAAGAAGGACCTTGGATGAAGGTTGCTGTTGTTGGTGTCCAGGACACGGTCCGTCACTTCGCCAGGTACTGCGATGGGGAGCCGGTTGACAACTCGGGTCTGTATTTGTTTCAGGCGATGGTCGACAGGTGGCCGGGTCTGCAAGTGGTCGGCCCGGAGAACCAGGTGTTCAAGGACTTCGAAATCGTCAAGAAGCACAAGGTTGACATCGCCAACACGCTGATCGTCTCGATGGATTGGTCGAGGATCGGTTCGAACTACCTGATGATGCGCCCGACGCCCCGCTTCGTTCCGAAGATGGTGAACTTCTGCTGGGAGCATGTCTCTGATTACACGGCTGGTCCTGACATCGGTTTGGTTGGATATGGGGCGGTGAACTTCCCGACGTTCGTGAACAGCAAGAAGTCTGCCACCGATCTGATGGTGGCCGCTCGTAAGACCCAGGCCCCGGCTCTGGTTCGGAAGGCCAGGATTGAGTATGCGAACCTGGGAGTAGAGATCGACAAGATTCCGACTGAACGTGTCTTGAATCCGGTTCCTGTCGTGTGGTTCCCGTCGATATGGATGTCTGATCGGAAAGACCCTGGCATGTGGATGCGGGTGATCGATCGGGTGGAGTATCAGTATTCGCTGATTGGTCGGGTTCGTACCGCAGAGATAGACCGTCCTGCGGCTGACCTGATGGTGGCCCGCCCGTATGTTGACATCGATGTGCTTCCGTCCAGGGCCGAGTATTACGCCAGCCTCGCCTCGATTGATGTTGCGTTGGCTACGTCGAAAGACGAGTCGTATGGCCTGGCATTCGTTGAGGCTATGGCTGCTGGGGTGGTCACGATCCTGCCGAACCGACCTTGGGCGATGGCCTTGGTGCCTGATGGTTATCCGTTGACGTTCAACACGGAGACTGAAGCTGTTGGTATGCTCGGGTGGGTGCTCGATGATTTGGACCGAGCTAGGAGAGCGATGGAGGACTCAGGTGTGACTAGAGAATTTGTTCACAAGCAGCACGATTCGACCAAGTTTTGGGATGCCTTCGAAGCGCAATGCTTGGAGTGGTATCCGAGGCTGGCGGTATGAAGTTGATCGTTGTGTCCGAGCATCGTCAGACCCCGAAGCTGAGGGATGAGTATCCCGGTGCTCTGATTGTGTTGGAGGGTTCGCACATGATTCGCCAGTACTTGTTTGACGAGGTCGTTGACAAGACTTTCTACGCCAAGAGTGGTGATTCATCCCGTTGGTGGGATGAGGTCTACGACAGGGCCAGACGATGAGACTGATTGTCGCTCCGCACGCTGATGACGAGTCGCTTGGGTGTGGTGGGCTGATAGCCAAGTACCCGACTGAGTGCCACATCACGGTTATGGCTAGTACCCCGGACGTACGATTCAACGAGTTTTCCAATGCTATGAAGGAGCTTGATTGTGGGTCTTGGTCGGTCGGTAGGTTTGAGGATGGTCGTCTCGGTGAGGACATGTACAAGTTGGTCGGCTACCTGGATTATATGATCGACCAGATTCGTCCTGACTCGGTGTACCTGCCGTTCCCGTCTTCGCATCAGGATCACGTCGCCGTGTATGAGGCAGGGATGCGTGCTTGTCGCATGTCGATGTCGTCGGAGCATTGGTTCGTTCCGAACGTGTTCGTGTATGACGTGGCCGTCTACGACCTGAATCTGTATCCGTCCGACCTCCGTTGGAATGTCTTCGAAGAGTTGACCGGCGAGCAGGTAGCCGCCAAGAAGCGGGCGTGTGATGCGTATGAGTCCCAGGTGCCAGAGGGGTTCCATCCGATGAACGGTGTCGTCGAGATGGCCCACGCAATCGGTCAGGCCCGCAAGGTCTGGTACGCAGAGCAGTATGCCCTTGTCAGGAGTGTCCGATGAGACTCGCCGCCCATCAGCCTGATCTGTTGCCGTATCCGGGATTCTGGTGGAAGATGGCCCATTGCGACGTGTTCGACATCGCCCTGTACGACCAGTTCCAGAAGGCCGGGTATCAGCGTCGGGTGAAGATGATGGACAACTGGTGTTCGCTGCCGATCCAGAAACCGTTTGCTGGTCCGATCTACGATGTTCGTCTTGCTCCCAATGCCAGACAGGTTCTGATCGACACGATCGTTGGTCGGTACTCGGGCCACAGGTACTGGAAGCGTGAGGCAGGGTGGCTGCTCGACGCCATCGATGACAGCGGTCCTTCGGTGCAGCTCACGAACCTGAATGCGAACCTGATTTACGCCGTGATGGAGCGGCTTGGAATTGAGACGAAGGTCAAGATTGCTCGTCCTCTGGTGATGCGTGGCATTGATGGTCTGATTGAGCTGTGCAAGATTTACGGTGCCGACGAGTACCTGTCCGGTATCGGTGGCCGTGAGTACATGGGTGACAACCCGGAAGCCGTGTTCGCAGATGCCGGTATTCGTCTTGTCTGGTCGGAGCACAAGCCAGTCACGTCCGATTCTGTTCTGACCGTGTTGATGACGCATCGTGATCCTGTTCCTATGATCATCGGATGAGACTCGTTTATCTGCCAGTCGTATCAGCCCGCAACATTCAGTCAGCCCCGTCGTACAATTTCTGGCGATCGTTTCGTACTCACGCCTTGGAGATCGATCCGAACTCGGTTTTTTTTGTCCTGGTGCCGAAGGTGGACGAGGACAACAGGTGGCAGGGTGGCGCTGATTGGGATGGTCCCCGGACGCATGTAATCGAAATCGATATGCATGAGCACCAGTTCGATGACTTGGCGTTGGTGACTCGTGACTTTTGGGAGAAGTTCAACGAACGGTTCGGGGAGTACTACTTCGATGTGATCCTGTCAGAGCGGCCCATGCTCGCCCCGATGCTCAGGAACCTTGCCTCGTTCCATGTTCTGTCCAAGTCGAGGAATCCGCTGGTGGTGAATCGTGACCAGTTCGTTATGACCTCTGAATCGGAGAAGATACATTTCGGTGACGAGCTGCTTGAAGTGTTCGGCTGGGTGTCTGCCCCGACGATCTACCAGTCGCCGCATCAATTGGATCGGGCGATGACAGTGGCTCGTAAGCATGTGACTGGCACGAACCTGGCTCGTATGCGGGAGAACTCGATGGTGTTCCCGTTGGGTATCGATTGTGCCGAGGTCGATCAGATCAACATGGCTGAGAGGTCGCACAAGTACGAGAAGCTGACGGTGAACTATTCGCACAAGCTGTTCATCGAACAGAAGTTCCTGGAATCGTTGAAGATCATGGACTCGACGTTCGCTGGTGGTCGTCCGATTGAGTTGCAGATTGTCACTGGTTCGTCTGCGTCGAAGATGCACATGTTGAAGTCCGCTCGTCAGTACAAGTACATTCGGACGTACGGTTCGATGGGCAGGACGGCGTTCTTGAAGCAGATGGCCCAGGCGCATGTGTTCATTTCGAACTCGTGGTACGAAGACTTCTCGGCCACGGTTGTCGAGCAGATGTACTCCGGTCTGATCCCCGTTCTGGTCAGGGAGCCATGGTCCGAGTATCTGGTTCCGAATGGGTATCCGTATCTGTTTGAGTCGATGTCTGAGGGTCAGGCGATGCTCCGATACGTCTGTGACAATTACGAAGCTGTGCATGCTGAGTGGATGCCAGACATTCAGGAGAAGATCCGCCGTGAGTTCGATCTGAATGCGATTGTTCCTCGGATGGTGGTGTGGATCGCTGAGTTGAACGAGAAGCGGCTGGCCAGCTTGCGGGCTGCAACCCCGGCTCTGACTGAACTGATCGGCCAGGTGTACGAGTGGCTGCCGACAGAGTTCGACCTGGAATTGTTCTACGATGGCATCAAGAAGCACGCTGAGAACCTCGACGTGCGGAAGCAGGCCACTGAATCTCGGGCTACGTCGCCATGGTTGTGTGTCGACATCCTGTTACGGGAGCATCCCGATCTGGTGGACACTGGTGACGCTCGGGGAGTGTTCCGCAAAGGAGACTGATGTTCGATGACATTGACAAACTGGCCGGTAAGAAAGTCTTGTATGACGAGATTGTGGCAAGGTTTCGTTCGGTTACTTCGCTGAAGGGTGCCAACGGTTTCTGCTGCGCTCGGACGGTTGTTGGTGTCCCTGAGTGCTGTGCTCACATTGGCGTGTCTCAGGAGTTGACGTTCACCGAAGCTGAGGTTCGTCTGCTCGGCTGGTGGGACATCGTTGTGGCTGATCCGCATGGGACTGGCATGTTCATTCTGGACAAGACGCACTGGACGCCCGAGCTGATTGGTCGCAGCATCCATGATGGTGACTTGGCGTTCACGTTGGAGTGTGCAGCCCACCCGACTCGTCCCATCGTCGAGTTCGGTGAAGTGATCGGAGTGGTCGCCATCGATGCCTGTAACGCTGAGAACGTGCCTGAGGCTCTGGACGTTTACCGTGAGCATCGCCTTGGTTTGACGGCTGATTGGCAGGCGGCTGTTACATTGCTTGGTGAGAAGCCCTGGTATGTGACGCATTCGATTAGGAAAGGATGGACCGTTCTATGACCGACTCGATTGGTGCGAATGAATGGGACATGGAAGTTGTGTGGATGGACCCGGACGATTTGGTTCCGAACGTGGACAACCCGAATCAGCAAGACGACCGGACGTTCAACGCTCTGGTCGATTCGATTCAGACAGAAGGTTGGACGGTTCCGATTACTGCCGTGGAGATGGAAGACGGCAAGTTTGAGATCGTTGGTGGTGAACACCGTTGGCGTGCAGCCAGAGTGCTTGGTGTGAAGGTGCCGGTGATCAGCCTTCCGCCCGACGAGTTCGACAAGGACCGTCGTGACTGGAACGTCGTGAAGGACAACATTTTGCGTGGGGACCTGAACCCTGAGAAGTTCAGTCGTCTGTTCAAGCGCATGTCGGAGAAATACGATGCCGAGGTCTTGAAGTCCCTGATGGGCTTTACGACCGAGGATGCCTTCCAGAAGGTGTTCCGGTCGGTTGTCGCTCAGTTGCCTCCGTCTTTGCAGCAAGCCCTGCTCGATGCTCAGGATGAGATCAAGACCATTGATGATCTGTCGATCGTTCTGAACCGGCTGTTCCACGAGTTCGGTGACACGCTCGATTCGAACATGATGGTGTTCAGTTGGGCAGGCAAGGAGGTCATGTGGATTCGGGCCGATGCTCGTCTCTGGAAGGTAGCCCAGGGAATCGCAGCCCAGGTCGCTCGGGAGCATGGAGACATGACCAAGACCATGGGTGACATCCTGGAGGCCGTCGCCCTCGCTACCGTCGACTCGTAATCGTGTCGAAAGCCAAGATCAAGGGTCGTGACCACGAGGATGTTGTCCGCCGTCTGATCGCTGCCGGTTGGACTTCCCCGTCGATCGCTCTGTACATTCGGACCAGGTTCGGTGTTGAGGTTCACGACTCGACAGTTCGGGTGTATCGGCTGGCTGAGGGCAAGCACATCGCTGATGAGCATCCCGATATTGCTCAGGCGTCTGCCCACAAGACGTTCGCTGACAGGCACATTCGCCAGGACGACTTTGTTGACACGATTGGTGTGTTGCAGGAGATGATCCACTTGCAGCGGGAACGAATCGAAATTGACATTGCTCACGAAGCGCAGATGGGGAAACTGTTCTCGTCCACGAAGGGTGAGATCAAGTTGTACGCCGAGCTGGTCGCCCAGTATCAGGAATTGCTCCAGGATTGGGGTGTTGTCCCTCGTGCCGGTTTGGATGTGCGAGTCGAAATGGAACAGGTGTATTCGCCAGCTCAGGTCATGCCGATCATCGATGTGATGACTTCGAACGAGCAAGATATGGCAATCCAGTTCTCGAAGATGGTGAACGAGCGATCGAAGAAGGAGTTAGCGTCAAGTAGGACATCCGGTGACTCTGCTCCTTGACCCTGACCTGACCCCTGTTGAACTGTCGATGGGGTCGATGGTCGATTTGGCCTGCCAGTACCATCCGGGTGTTTTCGCTGAGCAACGCCTCGGATTCAAGAACGCCCCGTTCCATTGGGAATGGTATGAGCTAGGAATGAAAGAGACCCGTCTGGCGGTGATCGCTCCTCGTGAGCACGCCAAGTCGGAGATCTTCTCGGTGATCTCGACGGTGCATATGGCCCTGTTCAATCCTGGTTCCTGGCAGTACGTTTTCTCGGCTACGCATACGCAGGGTACGTTGCTGATGGAGCGGATCGTTTCGACCATGGCTGCTGTTGATGTGGAGATGGTCGATAAGGCTGTCAGGTTCCAGCAGTCCGATGTGATCTTCAGCAATTACAGTCGGGTGTCGATCGCTGGTGCCGGTAAGGGTGTTCGTGGTATTCACCCGGATAGGATCGTTGGTGATGACATTTTGACTGAGGAGGATGCCATGTCGCAGTTGGCTCGTCGTCGCCGTGACATTTGGTGGAAGGGTACGGTCGGTCCGATGGCGCATCCTGGGACGTATCGTCGGTTGGGTTGGGGTCGTTTGACGAAGCATGCTCCGATGATCTGGTATCCGCCCAGCAAGATTCTGCTTGTGGGGACTCCGTTTCATCAGTTGGACTTGTTGATGTCGATGCGAACGAATCCGATGTACAAGTTCCGTCGTTACGACGCCGAGTTTGAGCCTCACGAAAGAATAAACGGAACGTACGCTGTTGAGGCTGGTTGATCGTGATTGGCGAGGACAAGCTGATCGCTTCGACGACTGTGTTCCGTGGAAAGCCAAGAAGATCGAAAACGAACCCGTCTGAACGCTATTGTGGTGTTGATGAATGTTGCACGAAATTGAGCCAGTACAACCTGGGAGGGTTCTGTTGGGCGCATTCGTCGAAGAAGTACCCTCGGGTAAGGGGACGAAGCTATGTCCGGGATTCAGTTAGCTCTGATTGACATGACACCGAACGAGGTTGTGACTCGCAGCCTGAGTTTGCCGTTTACGCCCCCGTCGAAAAACCGCTACGACAACTGGCAGCCCGCTTGGAAGTCCGGTGCTCGGAAGAAGTGGTACAAGCACATCGATGCTCAGATCGCTGAACGTCAGTTCCCCAAGGCCCGAGCGGTGACTGTCGAGGCGACCCTTGTTTTTGGTTCGAACCGTCGCCGTGACTGGCAGAACTACGTCCATCCGCTGATGTACTGGATCGCTGACAGCCTGGTGTACAACGACATCCTGGAGGATGACACGCCTGACATGTTCAAGGTGGGTACGAATGGTGGTATCCGTTTTGCCTTGGATCGTCGGAAGATTGACCCGAAGCTGCGCCAGCGAACGGAGATCGTCTACAGTTTCGAATTATGGGACTGACGATGACCGAAGTTGAACTGAAGATGTTCGCTGTGACGACTTGCCCGAAGTGCGGTATTGCCCTGAGGTCTGAGCTGCCCGTCTTCGATGAGGGCGACACCGTTCGTGCTGTCATGGATGGCTTACAGGAACGAATCGAGGGACACGTCCTATGGCATCGGGAAAGCAACAGCTTTTAGCTGAACCGACTTACGGCATGGGTGGTCGCACTGCCCTGTGGAATGAGCGGTGGCCTCTGATCGCCTTGCAGGAATGCATTGACCAGGTTGCTGCGGTCGAGGTAGGTGATCGTGAGACGATCCGCTACGAGCTGCCCTGCGGTGACTGTGTGATGAACACGGCCTGTCTGACTGCCAAGCAGAAAGAGCTGGGCGGCCTCCTGTATGACCGAGAGATTCGCACCAAGCCTCGTGCGGCTGCTTCGTCTCTGTTCCCGCTTGAAGGCTGGGGCGAGATGCTGAAACTCGACGGCCAGTTGGTGAAGTATTACAACCGTCCGTTCGGTGACGAGAATCGGTATGCGGTCTGTACCGGCTGGGACATCGCCTGGTCTGAAAAGGCCGGTGGTGACTGGCTGGCGAAGGTGACTGCCGTCAAGGACAAGAAGACCGGCAAGAAACGATTCCTGGACATCGACCGTTGGCAGCGGAAGGGCTTCCAGGAGCAGTGCAATATCATCGAAGATTCGCAGTCCCGCTACCACGATGATCTGGTGGTGATTGAGGATGCTTTTGCTCAGAAGGTGTGGGTTCAGCATCTGTCTGCGACGACGGCTGTCCCGGTGCTCGGTCATGGTGCCGGTGATAAGCGATCGTTCCAGGAGGGTGTTCCGTCGTTGCTCCTAGACTTGGAGCGTAATGTGTGGGAAGTTCCGTACGCCCCGGATGGCTACAAGGCGGATATGGTCAGAACGTTTTTGGCTGAGGCTGAGGCTTTCGGTTGGCAAGATGACAAGCTACAGGGTGTCGGAGAACACGACGATACGGTGATGGCTTGGTGGCATTGCAACTGGGGTCTAGAGAAGATGAGTGTTCCGGCGATGCGTGAGATGTCTGTCGGTGGCTCTGAGCGTAGAGGAGCGGAGATTTAGATGCCCGAGAAGACTGTCACGATCAATGGTGTTTCGAGATTGGTGTGGGTGGAGAGCCTAGACGCCGACAACTGGCGTTCGACTGAGCATCAGTATCGGCGTGAGGGCGTGTTGATGCGCCGCCAGTATTACGCCGGTGAGCAGTATGAGGCCGAGAACCTCGATCTGAAGCAAGAGGCGTTTGCTAATTGCTCCGCTGCCGAGCTTCTGATGAAGCGGTTGCCTGAGCATCAGCGGAAGCATGCTTATTCGACTCAGATCAAGGATGGCGTGGAGTTCATCGCTGATCAGATTGCCAACACGATGGTTCTGGACGCCGAGGATGAGTCGTTCCAGACGTTTGTCAATGACACGTTCATGTTGTCTGGTGTGACGTATCGGTGGCAGGAAGTGACTCAGGACATGCTGATTGCCGGTGATGTGGCGGCTCGGGTGATCCCTCGTCCTGGTGCTATCGATGGTGAGCCTGGTGCTCGTGTCCAGTTCTGGCCTGCCGAGGACATCGAAATCGATTACGACGAGAACGACCCCGATGTGATGGTTGCCGTCAGGTTCGAACGGTTCGTGAATGAGAAGAACGAGGTAGGGGAGAATCAGGAGGTCCGGTACGTTCACCAATTCAGGTTGCAGTTGATCATCGTCGAGTCTGCTGGTCCTGATGCCCCGGTCGATTTCGTTCAGGAATGTGTTGAGGAGATCTTCCGGGATGATGATGATGAGCCAGAACAGGTTCGCCGTCTCGGATTGCCGTTCATCCCCTGGGTGCATATGTCTGGCGAGAAACAGGATCTGATGTCGCCGTGGGGCAAGTCGATCATTTCGCATCAGGTGATGGAGAATGCCGACCGGTACAACGCCACCTGCCAGTTGCAGTACCTGGTGTTGCGGTACAACAGCTTCGCTACGTTGGCGGTTGTTGGTGACGCCGTGCATTTGGCCAACGAATCAGGCAAGAACATCAGGAAGGATGTCGCTGACATTCTGACGTTCCCCGGTGGTACTGGTGTCACGTCGGTCACGTTGCCGACTGAGGTTGAGCTGTTCGAAGTGCATAAGGAGACCCTGATCGATTCGATGTTCGATGGAATGGGTTTGACCCGCATCGACCAGAAGAACCTGTTCGGTCTTGGTGCTCCGTCTGGTTACGCCCTGGAGATCCTGAACCGCAAATCTGATGGTACGTTCAGGCGGATCATTGAGAACATGCGTGAAGGGGTGAAGGCTCTGATTGAGATGGCCGCTGATGTGGATGCCTACGCCAAGAACTCGACGGTTGATGAGTTCGGTAATCGGGTGTTCGCTGATGTTGACCCAGCAGAGGTTTGGCCGAATCGGGCTGTCCGGGTGAACTTCGGTTCGACGTATGTGGTTGATGACTTGGCTGTGGAACGTGAGTTTGGTCTGTCGCTGATCAGTCGCCGTGAGGCTCTCCGCAAGAAGGGCTACATCGAAGAGCAGATCGACAAGGTTGTCGCTGAAATCGATGATGAGACGGATGCTCTTGAAGCGAGTATCGCTGCCAGAATCGTCGGAGCATGAGCCAACGAAGTGTTCGTACCGCATATCGCAAGCTTCGTGAGATCGAGGATGCGGCTGTTGTCGAGCTGACCGAGTTGGTTGCCGATCGTGCTCAGGTGGCTCTCGCCCAGTTCAACCTGAATCCGACTGCTGCCTGGCCGTTCATTGCCCAGGATGCCGTGTTTGGTGCGATCAACGATGGTTTCCGCATTGCCATGGTGTCGTTGTCTCGGTTCACGGAGGAGAACTCGTTTGGTATTGGCCGTGACGTGGTTGGTGTCCTCGCCAATCTTGGTGTTGATGCTGAACCGTTGGATGAATGGAATCCGTTTGGCTGGCAGCATGGTGCCGAGGATGCGATGGAACGGTGGCGGATCACGGCTAGTCAGGAGTTCGGGTTGGAGATAGCCCGCCAGGATCGTCTGTCTCGGACGGTTGACGAGGATTACGCCGATGGGTTCCAGGCGAGGATTCTGTCTGATGATCCTGTTCGTCGTGATGGCCGTCGTGGTCCTGGTGTTCTCTGGTCGGTGATCACTGCCCACAGCCTTATGTTCACGACTGTCGCCTGGCAGATGGTGAATGAGCAGCGCCTAGATGCCATTGACAAGGTGCAATCGGTGTTGGATGCCTGAGATCCGCAAACTCTGGTGGTCGGTTCTTGATAAGCGAACCACGGTGATTTGCTTGGAGGCCCACGGTCAGGCTGTTCGGATGAATGAGCCGTTCAACACGATCTCCGGTTTCTTGGATGGTCCGCCAGCCCATTTCGGATGTCGCTCGATGCTCGATGTTGAATCGGTGTTCCTGGCTAGGGATCTGACTCGGGCGAACGTCGAAGGTGACAGGTATCTGGTGGTGGAGCGTCGGAAGTCGGTTGAAGCCATTCGTGCTGAGAAGAAACGGGTCGGTACGAAACGGTATGCGGCCAGGAAAGCGAGAGAGGCTAAGTCTGCTGTTCCCCGGTTTGTAAGCGATGTTGCCGAGCTAACGAACCCGGCGTCTGTCCAAGGAGTAAAGCGTTTCACGCTGGAGGAGTGGAAGAAACAGCCTGTTGATCCTGACTCGGTTTGGAATGCTTCGTACCACGACGATGCGTTTAGAAAAAAGGTGAGACAAGAAGGACTCTTGGAGCTTGGACCTAAGACCAAGGCGGCTGCCGACGAAGCTATCGAGCTGTTCATTGAAGCTATGAAGCACGCCGACCCTCGGGTGCAGCGATTGATTATCGAAGGGTTCGAAGATATGTCGAGGATGGTTATGAAGCCAAGGGTTCTCTCGACCACCGTTGGGTCTCAGGGACATGGTCTGAATGGTGTGTATAGCAGGGCCAGTAAACAGATCCAGATTCAGATTGACATTTCCGGGCGACGGGTTGCTTCTGACATTGCTCAGACGATGGTTCACGAAATTGCTCATGCCGGTGATGCCACGTTGCGTCCCAGTCTGCGATGGAGTGAGAGGATGAGGGGCGATTTCTCGTGGAGGCGCATGATCCAGACTGAGTACAAGGATGTCGATTTCATGTGGTATGCCCGTAAAGACGAAGGAGAGGCATTCGCTGACATGGCCGGATTCCATGTCTTCGGGACGGCGTCCAAAGTGAGCGAGGGAGGCATTGATGCCTTCCGCTATCGTGTGGAGCATGCCAAGCTGAACGACAAGTACCTGTCTTTGATAGATGATCTTGCACCAGTAAAGATCGAAAAGACTGTGGCGGAGGGCGTGTTGAAGGTAAATGCTGATGGAGAGGAATACGTTCAATGGTGGAAATGACATCGTTCCAGGTCATCCGATCTTTGGAGGCACTGGCTGAAGCCAAAGGCATTGACGACTTCGATGAGCAGATAGGCCACGCTACGACTTGGGATGTGTGGATTCCGATTGCAGCCGATATATTGGGTTTGCCTGTCAGCACGTTTCAGAACCAGACGCTGCTACGAATGATGATGACCGATTATGGTGTCAGTGAACCGAACTAGAGAGGACGGATAATGGCAGATGAACTAGAGGAGACTCCCGTTGAAGACGAGGAGGAGACTCACGAAGAAGAGATCGAAGAAGAAGAAGAAGCGGAAGATCCTGTTGCTCAGATCCTGGAACGGATTGGAACGCAGATTGAGTCGTCCATTGATCGTCGAGTTACTGGCCTGATGAAAACGCTCACGAATGAGTACGGATTGAAAAAGGGCGCTTCCGCTCCGAAGCCTGCTGCTGATCCCGGTCACGGTGTCCTCGATGATCGGATGTTGCGCCTCGCCGTGTCCGAGGAATTGTCCATGGCTGATTTCGACACGAAGGAAGAGCAGCGTGCCGCTAAGGAGCTTGCCTTGGACTTCGCCCGTCGTACTCGTCTGAGTGATGTTGATGATCCTGACGAGGTTGCGAGGGCGATAGTTGAACAAGTGACGCAGAGAATGGCTAGCATGAAAACGACTTACCAGACGCAGCTCCGCAGTGAATTGAAACAGCGTGGTGTGCTGAGGGAAGAAGACGAGTCGGAGAAACCGACCAAGCCGAAGACGAATACCGCTCAGTCCGCTCAGAAGGCGTTCGATGCGGGAGCTGAATTGGCCAGAGCAAAATTCGCTAAGAACGTTTAGGAGGCTTGATGTCTTATAACCCGGCAATCAAGACCGAATCGCTTGGTGTCACCGCCGAAATCAATTTTCTTGCTTCCGAGCATGCCATGGTCAAACGATCTGGCATCACGCTCGACAACACGCAGGTTGTTGCTGACGGCTCTGGTGACAAGTTCATCGTTGCTGGTACTGTTCTCGGAGTCGTTACTGCCACTGGCAAGTACGGCCCGTACGACAATGCTGCTGTCGACGGAACTGCTGTTGCGATTGGGTTCTTGTTCGAAACCGCAAATCTAAGAGATGGCGATGTCACCGCAGGTATGTTGATCCACGGCTCTGTGTTGGAGGCTCGTGTTACGGGCGTCGATGCGGCTGCCAAGGTCGACCTTGCTGGCTCGATCATCTTCCAGTGAGAGAGGGACTGACTAATGGCACTTTGGGAACTTGAAGCGTTCCAGGGACCGCAGTTCCTTGGATTCGTAAGAAACATTCCGAACCCCGATCCGTTCATCGCTAATCGATGGCTCCCGGATCGTACGGTGTTCGACCTTGAAGTCGAGTATCTGGTTGGCGCTACGAACAACCCTGTCATGGCTTCGATCATGGCTTGGGACTCGGAAGCTCCGATCGCCGGTACTCCTGGCCTTGGGACGAAGCAGACGATGGAGCTGCCTCCGATCAAGCGCAAGGCTCGGATTCCAGAAAAGCAACTGATTCGGTTCTTGTCGCCTCGTGCGGGAAGTCCTGATGTTCAGGATGCGATCGATTCGGTGTATGACCATGCGACTCGACTTGTCCAGGGCGTTCAAGCTCGGGTTGAGTGGATGCGGATGCAGGCTTTGTCTGAGGACACGCTTGCGTACTCCGAAGAGGGCGTGACGATTACGCTCGACTACGGCATCACGGCTGCCCAGCAACTCGATGCTGTGGCTGATCTGCCTGGTGCGAACTATTGGACGAACACGACGCTTTCGAAGCCGATCGACGACTTGCAATTTGTCTGCGATCTTGTTGAGGCTGCTCAGGGTTTCCGTCCGAACGAGCTGGTTATCGCTCGGTCGATGCTTTCGAACCTGTTGAAGAATGACAGTGTTCGTGCTTTGGCGCTTGGGTCAGGATTCACCCGTCAATTGACGCTTGGTGAGTTGAACTCGACGCTCGACCTGTACGATCTCCCGAACATCGTCACATACGATGTGAAGGTGTACCAGGAAGAGGCGAACGGCACGGTGTCTACGCTGACTCCGCTGAACCCCGCAAATGGTGTTCTGCTGTTCAGCCCTGGTAGTGGTGTGACGATTGGCGAGACCCTTTGGGGTCCGACCGCTGAGAGTCGTCCGCTGATTGGTACGAACCGTTCGTTCCAGGCTCCTGGGATCTACTCGACGACCTACGGCAAGGAAGATCCGCCTTCGGAATGGGTGAAGGTTGCGGCTGTTGCTGCTCCGACGCTCCCCGGTGCGAATCTGATCAGTCAGCTTCGGTTGGCTGCGTAATAACCGTTGATGGGGGGGTTCGGCAGGGAAGTGCCGCCCCCCGTCTACATAGGAGGTTCTGATGTCCGAAACTGTTGAACGAGACGGTCAGTTGTACGACGCTGCTACTGGCCGACATCTTGGTACGAAGAAGGAATTCGCTGCTGCCGAAAAGGAGAAGGCTGCTGCTGATAAGGAGGCCGCTGCCGCCGCTAAGAAGGAAGCTGCTTCCGAGAAGGAGTCCTAATGGCCGATGACATCATTACGTCTCAGGGTCAGCTGTATAACCGGACGACCGGTCGTTGGCTTGGTAAGGCCACTGACTCTGATGGTGATCTGATCCCTGTTCCGATTGGTGCTTCTGCTAAGCCTGACGCTTCTACGATGGACAAGGAAGCTCTGGTCGACATCGCTCGGGCGATTGAGTTGGTCGGGTTTTCTCAGATGTCCAAGGCGGAGCTTGTGACAGCTCTGGTTGAGGCAGGGTATGTCACGGATAACGCTGAATGATGATGTAGTTTGCCCTGATCCGGTTGCTATTGGTGGCCTGATCCTGGACGACGACATTCTGTGTGGGCTGGTCGATTCGTCGACTGTCGCTGAGCGCCTGACCGTGTATGGCCGTTCTAACGTTGGTCGCAACGAGGACGGCGACTCGGTGTATGAGTGGGTAGCCCTCGCTGAATCTGTTCCGATGATCGTTCAGCAGCAGCGTACCGAGCTTGTTGATGATGTCACGATCCTTCGGGTGAAGATCACGACTTTGCTTCTGGATCAGCAGATCGATGAGAGAGCAGCTATCAGCATGAACTTTGGTGACGCCTCCGATGTGTTGCAGACGAACCTGTTCCGGGTTACGTCAGCTGTGCATTCGGGTTCGGTGACTTTGTTTGAGGCTGAACGCCAGTTGGATCTGTCCTGATGGCGAAGGTGCATTTCGACTTCGATGTTGATCACTGGATTGCTGGTGCTACTCGCTTCGAACCCGGATTCAAGGGGAGGACTCAGGGCCGGTGGAAGAACACGCTCGATCGGGTGTACGAGGAGTCGCAGAAGATCGTCCATGTTGTCACTGGCTCGTTGAAGCACTCCGGTCGGGTGGAGATCGAGTGGGACGGTGACGAGCTGGAGGGCGGTGTTGCCTACGGTGGTCCGTCGTCTCCGAAGTACGTCGATTACGCCACGCAGGAATTTGCTCGTGGTGGTGAGCATGACTTTTTGACTCCCGCCTTCGTCAAGTATGCGGGCCGTCTTGGTCCGGTGACGATCGAGGCATTCGAAGATGAGATGCGAACGTGGAGATAGAGACTGCTGTCCGCAAGCACCTGCTGAACTTTCCGTCTGTGACGAATCTGGTGCAGAAGCGGGTGTACAAGTTCGAATTGCAGGAAGAGCTGGAGGGTACTGGCCGTGGTGCTCTGGTTGTGCGTCGTTCTGGTCAGTGGGCTTCTCCTGGCCGTAATAGTCAGGAGTACCCGCTTCTAGTCGTTGATTGTTACTCGGACAACAGCCGTCCTGACGAGCAGGGCTTGGAGTTGTTGCATGATCGTGACGAGCGGGCCATGCAGCTGTATCGGGAGGTCGATCGGATTCTGCATCAGGTGAGTGGCGTGCAGAGGCATTGGCCAGAGCAGGACCCGAACGGCCTGTATGTGATCGGGTGTTTCCGAGGTTCGGAACCGACTTCGCCTGCCGAGTACCACGGTGTTTCTCGGGTACGGGTTTCGTATGATGTGCAGGTGTTCCATTGAGATACGAGTATCGAGCACGCATCGCCAGCATTTACGACGCAGACACGGTCCGGGCCGACATCGACCTGGGTTTCTACATTTGGAACAAGAACCAGATCCTTCGCTTGTATGGGATCGATGCCTGGGAGGTCCGTGGTGGCGAGAAGGATCAAGGCATTGCCGCTCGGGACGCCCTGCGTGAGTTGATGCCGGTCGGAACCGAAGTGACCATTCGGACCCTGAAGGACAAGAAGGGCAAGTACGGCAGGTGGCTTGCGTTCATCGACCTTGATAACGGGGTCGTTGTGAATGACTGGCTGGTTCGTGAGGGCCATGCCGAGTTGGCTGATTACTGATGGCTGTCGTGGTTACTGCTGTGTTGTACATTGATCTGTATAGTGAGATCGACTTAGGAGGTCGTTCATGGTGAAGGAAGTAGATGAGGTTGCCGTAGCTCAGAAAGCGATGGACGATCTTGTAGCTGAGCGTAGAGAGAAGCGGCGCACGTCGACTCCCGATGAGTGGCGCAAGTACAACGAGAAGACTGCCGACCAGCAGATTGCGACGCAGAAGGCTGTCAACGATGCGATCCGCCTGCGAGGTCGAGACGCTGCCTTTGCTGCTGTCGGAACGATCAACGAGAAGGATGAAAGCTAATGGCGAATACTGCTTTGAATGATACGAAAGGTCGTCTGGCTGAGATCATCGGTGACGGTGGCGATTTGATCGTTGTCCCGTTGTCCGCTGTCGATGCCGATGCCACGTTTCAAGACGGGTATGCCGATGCGTTCCTGACGACGGTTCTTGCTGCTGCCGGTAACACGGAACGGACGACTGGTGGATGGTCTCGCAAGGTGCATCTGAATGCTGTCATTACGCTGACCGTTGACGACACGAACAACCTTGTTCGGGTGATCCTCAACGCCGACAGTACATGGACGGCTGTAGCTGCTGCCAACAACGTCGTGGCGTTGCTGATCTGTGAGGATGGCGCTTCGGATGCCGTTCGACGGGTGATCGGCAAATGGGACTTTGCGGTGACGACTGACGGCAACGATGTCACTGCCAACTTCGACCAGACCAACGGTATCTGGACCGCCGCCTAGTCAACCTAGAACTAGGAGGCAGCATGCCAGCCTGCACTGGCAGGGGTGACACTAATGGTGGGCATTGCTGCTACATAGAGGGCAAGGTCTGCGAGTTCCTGTTTGTCAACAGGGGCGGTGTTCCTCGTTGCTCGATATGGGACGAGATGGACTCCAACAAGTGGAGACGTTCCGAGGTAGGTAAGTGGTTCGCCAAAACGTACCCTGGGTTCAACTGTCAGGACTGGCCGCAGAACATCCCCGAAGCGATGGCTGCTGGCCGTGGACTGTGCTGCTGGAATGAGCCGGTCGAAGTGGTGATTAGCTAATGGCGACACTCACGCCGCTCACGCCAGACGAAACTCCCATCGGTAGCGGCAGCATTCTCGGATGGACTGGTGGAACGTCGGGTTGGACCGTAACAGCCTCGTCTGCCAATTTCACAGACATTGACGACGGTGTTGGGTCGGTTGCCGCTTCTGGCGAAACGGCGATGGGGCTGGCTGCTTCGGCGGCCATCTCTGCCTCCAACGTACATAGATTTCCCCCTGTTGATGCCGACCTTGAGGCGATGCTCACACTCGCCTTGAACTGTGACGTTTCTGCTTTTGGGTACGCTGACGACACAGGCAGGATCACAGCTCAGATCACTTCTAACGCTGGTGCTGCCTGGTCGGACACGATCACCGTTCACGAGTTCAATGGAACCGCTTATACGGGTGGGGCAGCAACAAGAAATAACCTGTCGTTGCCGTTCACCCTGAATGCTACGGGCCTAGCTGCCTCTCGTATTGATTGGAACGACGCCAAGCTTTCGCTGACGTTCCTTGATGCCAAGAACAAGGGTTCCGACACCGCCACGATGCTCATGGTTGACTTGAGGCTGACTGGCACCTACACGCCTGTTGCTGGTGGTCAGACGATTGCTGTTGGTGTCCTGGCTGAAACTGACACACTGATAACAGCCGTTCCCGTCAAGCCGATAGTTACGGCTGTAGGTGTCCTTGCCGAGACTGACGCCCTCGTTTCTGTCGGAGCAGTAAAGCCTGTGGTGGTTGCTGTTGGCACCATTGCAGAAACCGACTCGCTGGTAGCCATTGCTGCTGTCAAGCCGATCGTCGTTTCGGTAGGGACGCTTGTCGAGGTTGACGCTCTTCTCTCTGTAGCTGTCGTCCAGGTCGCTCCAATAGTTGTCGCAGTTGGCACGATCTCAGCAACAGACACTCTGGTTTCGGTTGTTCCAGTCGAACCGATCACTGCCAGCGTCGGACTCGTAGCGGAGACAGACATCCTGATTGCTGTTCAGTCGACCAAGACTGTTCCGGTTGGGACGCTCGCAGAGTCTGATGTTCTGATAAGCATTGCCGCTGTCAAGCCGATCATCGTGTCCGTAGGTTTGATAGCCGAGTCTGAGACCCTTGGCGGTATCTCGGTTCTGAAACCGATCTCTGTTGATGTTGGAACTGTCACAGAAACAGACGCTCTGGTCTCTGTCGCTCCCGAGAAGCCGATTGTCGTCAGTGTCGGGACGCTCTCGGAATCTGACAGCCTGGTGTCCGTAACGCCTGTCAAGCCAATCGTCGCTTCGGTTGGCACTCTGACTGAAAGCGATCAGTTGGTTCCTGCTTCTGTCTTGAAGCCCGTTGTGGTGGATGTAGGAACGGTTGCTGAGTCTGAGTCGCTGCTGTCTGTCTCTGCCGCCAAGACAGTAGGAGCTGGCACAGTCACCGAGCTGGATGTCCTCGTCTCGATTGATCCAGTCAAGACCGTTCAGGTTGGAACGATATCGGAAGTCGACAACCTGATCTCAGCTGGGGCTGGCCTGGCGAACTCGGTGGATGTTGGAACCGTCTCTGAGACCGACTCGCTGGTGGCCATCGCAGCCGTCAAGCCTATCGATGTCTTGGTAGGCACGCTGATCGAATCTGACTCGCTGGTTGGCATTGATGCCGTCAAACCGATCGTCGTTTCTGTAGGGGTGATAGCCGAGTCCGACAGCCTGTTGACTGTTGGGGCTGCCGTCTCGCTTTCTGGAGATATTGGGACGATCTCCGAATCTGACTCGCTTATCTCGATCGCCCCAGTCAAGCCGATCTTCGTATCGATTGGCACGCTTGATGAGACCGAGGCGCTCGGTGGTCTGCTCGTCCAGCAAGCGGGTGGTGCTTTTGTCACGACGGTTGTCGAGACCGATTCGTTGATAGCTGTCCAGCCAGTCAAGACCGTGCATATTGGCACTCTTGCCGAATCGAACGCCCTGGTTACGGCAGTTGTCGTAAAACCGATCATTGTCAACGTCGGACAAGTAGCGGAGGTCGATAGCCTGATAGCTGCGGCTGGTGTCAAGCCAGTAGTGGTTGGTGTCGGGACGGTTGCCGAGTCGAATGCCCTGCTGTCAATTGCCCCCGCCAAGCGAGTCTTGGTCGGATCTGTCTCTGAATCGAATGCCCTTATTGATCTGGCCGCCTTGAAACCGATCTTGGTGGTGTTGGGTCAGATCACCGAAAATGATGATCTGATTGCTGTAGCCTTCTACTTAGGTGTTTTGGGTTCGTTGCCGCCTCGTGTGGTTGCGAGTGCCGAACCCGTTACGATTGTTGGTGGGAAGGGTTTACGTCCTACGGTGATTAGCAAGGAGAGGGTTGATGTTGTTTCTGGTAGGCAGCCATGACTAGAGACGTTCGGGTAATTGATTCGTATACGGCTGGTGAACTGGCCAAGTTGAACGTTCAGCTATATGCGACTGAGGTTGACCTGACAGGGTTCACGGTCGATTACCGGCTTGAACGTGACGGAGTCGATGTTGTGACGACTGGCAGTGTGGCCTGGCTTGATGATGCGAAGGGTCAGATTCAGGTCACGTTCGCAGCTGGTGATTTGGACGTTACTGATGGTGAGACTCGTTCCCGTCATAAGTTGGAGGTTTGGGCTGGGAATGGAATCGACGAGCGGGTTGCTTCGCTGCTGATTCTGTTCGACGTGTACCAGCATGTTGGTGCTGTGACTCCGACCGTATGAAGATCCTGCTTTCGGCGTCGTTCAATCGGTTGTCCGGTTACGGGAATGATGGGGTGGACATTGCCCGCTGGTTGGACAAGCTCGGTGCCGATGTTCATTTGAACCCGAGAGGTATGTCGCCTCCGCTGCCTATGGACGTTTTGCAGTTGATGACGAAACAGCCGATGAAGGTTGGCTACGACTTCAGCTTGCAGTTCGCCCCGCCGTTTCAGATCAGTGTCCGGGATTCGTTTGTGAAGGGCAGGCAGGGAGGAATGCCGAGCATCGCCGCTGATCGTCATGTCGGCTGGTCGATGTGGGAGCAGTCCCTGTTGGACCCGAAAGACATGACTGGTCATAGTCTCGGTTCGCATCCTTGGCGTTTGCTCGACCGAATGTATGTGACCTGGAAGGGGTGCGAAGATGCGTTCCGTTTTTACGATGATCGTCCTGAGTATCGGACGTTGCCTTGTGGTATTGATCCTGAGTTGTTTCCGTATCGTCGTCGGTCTGTAACTGGTCCGACCAGGTTTTTCATGGCTGGTGACTTGAATATGCGGAAGGGTCCGTTCATTGCTGTGGAGGCGTTCTCCCGGCTGAAGGATTTGCATGGAGACAAGTTCGATGCCGAGTTGCATCTGAAATCGTCGAGAGCACGCATTCACCCGAAGGTGGCTGAAACGTATCCTGGTGTGGTGGTGATGACTGGTGTCTGGCCGTGGGAGAAGCTCCTCGATTACATGCTGGACATGACTTGCTACGTCGGGCCGTCCCTTGGTGAAGGGAATCTGAAACCGCCGATGGAGTTCATGGCTACGGGTGGGACTGTGATCGTCACGAACTGGTCTGGTCCTACGAACTGGCTGCACCCGGACGTTTCGTATCCGTTGAACTATGAACTGGAGCCTGTGGTGCCTGGAAGCCCCGCATTGCAGGCCAGGCCGTCCGTGGAGCACCTGATGGAATTGATGTGGCGGGTGCATACGAATCGGGCTGAAGCGGCCCTGAAGGGCGAGCACGCTGCCAATTGGATACGTCAGGTGGCGTCGTGGGAGCGTATTGTTGAAAAGTTGCTGTCCGAATTGGAGAACTGGTGAAACTGAACCTTGGTTGCGGTGAGTTGCAGATGCACGGTTATGTCAATGTCGACTGGTATGAGGATTCCGGTATTGACCTGGTGATGAACCTCGACGAGCATCCTTGGCCGTGGGCGGATGATTCGTGTGACGAGGTCGTAGCCTTCGACATTTACGAACACGTCGACAAGCCCCTGGAGTTTATGAATGAGTGCTGGCGTGTCCTGGAGCCTGGTGGCTTGCTGAAGATCCGCACGTCGCATTGGAAGGGCGAGAACAGTTTCACCGATCCGACGCACAAACGGTTCCTGACCGAGCGATCCTGGGATTACTGGATTCCGGGTCGGGGATATCACAAGAAGTACGGGAAGGGCTACGCCGATGGTCGTCATTTCACGGCGCAACGTATTGTCGTGACTGGCTCGGAGATTTGTGTGGAGCTGGTGAAAACAGACCGATGTAATGGGGCCTGCTAGTTTGGAGTCGTGCATGTTGTCGAAGTCAGATGTGAAGATAATCCGCATCGACTGTTCACGAAGCTGTTGCTCGCAGAGCATCGGATCGTAGACGGCAACCTGCTGGAGTTTTCGTGTCGAGACTGCGCTAAGGATCAGCACGTCGCTCGGGTTTTGCATCGGTTCAACGTTCTCGGGGAATTGGTAGAAACCGAAGTAATCACGCTTCTAAATGAAGGAGTCTAAATGTCCCAGTTGGCATTGACCGCAGAAGCCTTTTCCCTGTCACATGCAGCCATTCTGAATGGCACGACGGGTGCGGAGGAAGTGAACGGCGACATCTATGGTGTTAGTGAAGCAAGCCTTGAACCGAGCACAGATGATTTCGACAACGAAGGTGACGATACGATCCTGTCCGTTTGGCAGTGGGTGAACTATCTCGACATCAGTGTTGTCGGTGGGTACATTCCGTTTGAACTGATTGCCCTGCTCTCGGGTGAGCCGATCAGTTCTGAGGGTGCTGATCCGACCGATCAGTATCACATCGAACCGTGGACGAGTCGTTCCAGTAACGTGGCTCCTCGCCCGATGCTTATTCGGATGCCGTCGAAGGATGCGGCTGGCCGTGTTCGTACGTTGGAGTTCGTTCTGTACAAGGTGCAGTTCGCTCCGATCACGTTCGATGGTCCCGCTTACAAGGATGGCCTGAAGATCAACTATACGGGTCGTGCTCTGTTCACGAATTTCGATGAGACGGGAACCACGATCGGTTCGTACAACTCGATTGGTCGTCTGATCTCCAAGCAGTAATAACGCCTATATGGAAGTGTGACAATGACAGCTGAGACTGCGTTCACAGAACCGACCCAAATCGAAGAGATTATGGGTTCGGTGGATAACCGCCTTCTGGTGGATGATATTGAATGTGAAGTTGGCCGACTGAAGACCCGAGAGTTCTTCGCTTTGATGCGGGTTCTGACTCGTGGGATGGGTGGCCAGGTGGTGTCCCTTTTCGAAGCAGGACTGCCTACCGAAGAATTGGGTGCCAGGTTCGTTGGTGCTCTTCTGATGTCTTTGCCTCAGGCCGAGAATGACTTTCTGTTGCTGATGAAGCAGATGGTTCGTCCCGTTGATCCTGCCATGGCTGAGCCTTTGAAGGCTGCCCTCGATAACCCGGAGCTTGAAGTGTTGATGCAGGTTGCGGAGACCATTGCCTTGCAGGAAGCTGGTGAGCTGACTCGGCTGGGAAAAGCAGCACGGAGCTGGTGGGAAGTGAACAAGGACCAGCTGACTCAGCAGGTGTGAGTTTTGCTGCCGTTTTTGATCTGATCAGTTCCGAGTACGGATGGACCGACGAGCAGATTCTTGAATTGACGCTGAGGCGCATGCGGATGGCTGTTGATGCTATCGATGTGCGGTTGGCGGCAGAAAGAGAGTTCCGTGTGACCATCGCTGAGGCGATCACGATTTCGATTATCGGTGCCATGCCTGCCCTTGCCCAATCGAAGAAGGCTGGGAATGCTTTGGCGAAAATGGCCAAGAAGATTTCGTTTATGGCTCGGGAGAAGGATGAGCCTGAACCGCCGTCGACGGCGATGATTGAGAGTATGTTCCGTGTCCGCTGAAACGGGTGATGCCAGGTTTAGGGTTCTGTCCGATTTTTCGGCGCTGTTCGCTGACATCAAGCGTGCTCGTGCTGAGCTGAGTGGTATGGCGGCTGGTGCCGCTACTGCTGGTGCGGCGATGGGTGCTTCGCTTAGTAGTGCTGGTCAGACCTTGACTCGGGCTGGTCGTGGCCTGACGGTTGGTGTTACTGCTCCGCTGGTGATTGGGTTCAAGAAAGCGATCGACGTTTTCAACGAGTTCGACGATAAGGCGGCCCGGACTTCCCTGGTGTTGTCGGCTACCGCTGAAGAATCGAAGCTGTTGCGTGACGAGGCGATCAGGTTGGGTGCCGCATTTGGTCGGTTCTCTGCTCAGGACGCTACGGATGGTATGTATGAGTTGGCGTCTGCTGGTCTGAACACTCGTGAGGTTCTTGGCGCTATTGGTCCGACGTTGGAATTGGCAGAAGCTGCTGGTATCGGTGTTGGTGAGGCTGCCCTGGTGTCTGCCGGTACGATGCGTGCTTTCGGTTTGAGTGTCGAGGACCTGTCGCATGTGAACGATGTGTTGGCCGTCACGTTGCAGAAGTCGGCGTTCCATGGTGAGGAACTTGGTCAGGCGCTGGCTCATGCCGGTGTCTTGGGTGCGACGATGGGTCAAGATCTTGAATCGGTGATGACTGGATTGATTGCGATTAGAAATCAGGGTGTCCCGGCTGCTCAGGCTGGTGTCGCATTGCGCCAGGCTATGACTCGACTGTCTGCTCCGCTTCCGAAAGCCAAGAAAGCCCTGGAGGGTCTAGGCATCGAGCTTCGTGAGATCGACGGGACGATGAAGCAGTTCCCGGATATTGTTCGGGAGTTCCAGAATGCTTTCGCTGGCGATCAGCTGGAGGATTACGCCAGATCGATGAATATGTCGACCGCTGAGGCGAAGGACTGGGTCACAGCCCAGGTGTTCGGTGTTGAGGGTGCCAAAGCTATGGGTCTTGCCCTGAATGCGACGACCATTCTGATCAATGATGGTGCTGAGGGTACGGCCCAGTTGGTCGAAATCATGGGCCAGGATTTTGTTGATGCGATGGAGGCCGGTGAAGAGGCAACCGTCAGTTCGGCTGATGCCTTGGATGCGATCGAGTCTTCGTTGCGTAACTCGGATGGCGTGGCGAAGGGTTTTGCTGAGACGATGAACAAGACTCTCGGTGCTGCCATGAAGAACACTGGTGGTGCCTTCGAATCGTTGGCGATTGCGATTGTCGACCAGTTGGCCCCTGCTCTAATTTCGTTCTTGAACGACACGCTGATTCCGCTGATTGGTCGTGTGACCGAGTTCATCCAGAAGAACCCGGATGCTGTGAAGCAGTTTGCGAAGATGGCTGCGGCTGCTGCTGCGGCTGGTCCTGCTCTGCTGATTATTGGTGGTGCTCTCCGGTTGATTGGTGGGTTCCTGACTGGCATTTCTGGTGGCGGCCTTTTGACGATGATCACTCGTCTGCTTGGTCCGATCGGTTTGCTGATCAGCCTGCTTGCTACGGCGATCGCTTCGTCTCCCGAGTTGCAGTCTTCGTTGATGGAGGCTTTCGGTGGGTTGGCTCAGGCTGCCGGTGAGATTATGTCTGCTCTCGGACCGGCGTTCGTTGCGGTAGCTCAGGCTCTGGTTCCTGTATTCGTAGCTGGAGCTGAGGCCGTTGTTCTGCTGGTGAATGCCATGCTTCCGTTCATCGAGACGGTGGCAGGTTTCATTTCTGCCAACCCGGAGCTGATCGCTTCGCTCCTTGCTGGAGTCTTGGCCTTCAAGGGTTGGTATGTGCTTGTTGGTGCTGCTACGACCTTGCTCGGCTTGCTTCCCGGTGCGATTGCGTTTGTTACTGGTGCTCTGTCGACTTTGTCGAGCCTGATCATCGGTCCGTTGGCTGCGGCGTTTGCGTTCTTGTTGGCGAATCCGATCGTTCTGGTTATTGCTGCTCTGGCTGCCTTGGCGATTTTGCTGATTGCGAATTGGTCGAAGGTTGGTCCGTTCTTCGCTTCCGCCTGGGAATGGATCAAGTCCACGTTCGCTGTTGCGATTGACTACTTGAAGTCGCTGTTTTTCAACTTTACGGCTGCCGGTTTGATCATCAAGCATTGGAGTTCGATCGTTTCGTTCTTCCAGGGTGTGTGGGCTGGCATCAAGGCGGCGGTTTCGTCCGGTGTCAACTGGGTGAAATCGTATTTGATGGGCATTGTCACGGCGATCAGCAATGTCGTCCAGTCGTTCCTGAACCTGCGTCAGAGAGTGCTCGACGCCATGAATCGGGTAGTTGCGGTGATCAAGGAGAAGGCTCAGGCGGCGAAGGATTGGCTGTCGAGGTTGAATCCGTTTGCGAAGTTTTCGCCGTCTCTGGTGTCCCAGGTTGAGCATGGTGTCAAGATCATCGGACGGGAGTACGGTTCGCTCGGGAAGATGGACCTGGATGGTCCGAGAGTCACGACCACGTTTGCTGATGGGGAGAACCCTGAAGGCAAGGAGTTCAAGTTCGCTCAGATTGCTGTTCTGATTGCTGATGTGTCTCAGGTGGAACCGATCAAGGTGACTGGTGACGGTGGTGGCTCTGGTGGGGGGGGAGGCGGCTCAGGCTTCGATGACGCCATTGAGCGGTCTGGTATTGGTCGGGCGTTCGAAAGTGCTGCTGATGCTGTGAGATCCAACGGTGGGCGCTCTGCTGGTGGTTTGGGTGGTGGAGGCATGGACGCTTTGGACGACCTTGGAGAAAGTTTCGACTCCGCTTCGTCGAATGTCGATGAGTTCGGTAACGCAGTAGGAACGTTCGTGAATCAGGGGCAGCTTGATAAGTTTGCGGCTGGTCTTGAATCCGTGCTTCCGAGAGAGAAGGGGCGTCTTCGTGGTGCTTCTCCTGACAAGCCAAAGGAACGCCGTAAGTTCGGCGGAACGTTCGACACCGATAAGCCGATCGTTTCGACTCCGACTCCGCTTCCGTCATTCAGACGTAAGTTTGCTGCCAAGCCGATCGCTTCTGCTCCCGCTCCGATCAAGGCCGGTGATTACAGCCCAGCTGCGCTGAAGGCAAGGGGAGATGCCTCGTACACGGTGAACAATCCTGTTGCTGAAGAGACGGAGGACAGTTTGAGAAAGATTGCTGCTCGCAGGACGTACCTGGGTGCCAACGGAACGTCGGACACGAAGTTGCTGACCACTGCTTCGAATGACAGAACGTACGCCGTCTGATGGCTGTCGTACAGAACGTTCGTTGGCAACCGCCTCGGGCTGCATCGCCTGTGTCGTTGCAGGGGTTGGGGTTCAACATTTCGACCCTGGGCGGCAGGATGCAAATGGCTGGTCGTCGTGGAGGCAACGTCCAAGTCCAGTATCGAGACGGCACGCTTTGGACGCCCAAGGATTATGACGAGAAGGAGATCGAGCTGGCCATGTGGGTGGTTGGTGCCGATCCCGTCACTGGTGTTCCTGACGCTGATCCTGAGTCGAAGATGTGGGAGAACCTGGAGACCCTGCGTCGTCTGTTTGTCACCGATTCTGCGCTTGGATATTTGACGTACCGTCATCCCGTTCAGGACAAGGACGTTGTAGCTCAGGTGGAGGTTCGGGAGACGATTGACTTCAAGACCATGGCTGGCGCAACGAGAGCGGCGTTCATCGTCAGAATGCACGTTCCTGGTGTCTGGTTCCGAGATCCTGGGTTCGTTGGTGAGTCGGTGTATACGTCTCGTGCCGATACTGCTCAGTGGACGGTGACGGTTGATTCTGATGTGATGGTCAAAGACCCAGTCATTTGGCTGAGAGCAACTGGGACGACTCCGACGAACGTGAAGATTTACAACGAGACGTTGTCCGCTGCCGATCATTGGATTGCCAACCTGGACGTTATGGCCGCTGGTGAAGAGATTGAGATCGATGTCGGTCGTTGGCGTGCCACACTGGATGGCGTGACCAGAGTGACTGGCAACATCGACTGGTCAGGCAACCCGCAGTTCTTCTGGCTTGCCCCAGGAGTGAATGATTTGAAGATGGAAGTCACGGCAGGTCCGGTCGATGTGAAGATTACGGCGAAAGGTGCGTACTGGTAATGGCTGGTTTGAGAACAGACGAGAGATCGTGGCTTGTCTACGACGACGAGAGCATTGGGGCGGTTGCTCGTGGGTTGGAGGCGTACGCTTTGTCTGTGACGGGCCAGAAGCTCGCCAGACACGAAGATCAGCGCATTCGTAGTGTCGGACACATGATGGTCCGTTTGGGTGAGCAAAGGGGCCATGAGATGCTCCAGAACGACGGCGCTCAGAGAGTTGCTATGGAGGAGCTGTCCATGATGGGCGCTCACTTGGCTGGAATCGTTCACGATGAGATTGAGTGTTGGAAAGCTCTAGATGAATTGCACGCAACCGTGTTCCGTCTCGATTCACGCCTGAAGTCTGCTGGGTCGGTTGGCCCTGGTGTTCATCGTGTAGCGGGGAGGGGTGACTGATGCCATATCCTGCTGCTCCGTCACGACGAATGGCATGGGACGAGGATGGAACCTTATTCGGGCAGGTTGCGAGTCCGTTTGGTCAATGGATTGATCGTACCGCCAACAAAGCCGAGCTGAATGACGAGGACGAGGTGCTTGTCGACATCAGACCGCTTGAGAGCACTTTAGGATATGGCGTCTGGATTTTCCCTGAGTTGCGAGAGTTCGATGGGATATTCCTGGCCTACAACCAGTTCTCAGCCGACGCATACAGCGAAGTATCAACGTCGGCTGATACGACCACCGGCCAAGACGGAACATGGACTGTTCGTGACGCCAATCCGACCGATTACACCACCGTGATGAACAATTACCGGACCGGCATCACCAGCCATGCCGTAGCTAATGTTCGGGGTGTCCGCTACTTAGGCGAACACACGACTACAGGCGCTGACCGTGAACGAAAAGCGATTCATTTGTATGGTGAGATCAGCCCTGGTGAGACCCCTGATCGTCTTTTGTTCATGGATGAGTTGACTGGGTTGGAGTTTGCTGTTGCCGAGGACTATGGCGATGTGCCGAGAGGATCTGCTCGTGACTTCGAATGGCGGCTGAAGAACAACTCGACAGTTGTTGGCAACAACAAGACGCTGAACAACATCCAGTTCACGGCTGAAGACCTGTACTTGGGGTCTGGCAACTGGTACACGTTCTCGGTTGGGGGCGACGCTTTCGTTGCTACGAAGCAGATCACGTCCTTGTCGCCCGAGGCGAGTTCTAGTCTGCTGGTTTGTCGTCAGATCATTCCCGCTACCGCTGGTTTGGGTTTGCATGCTGCTCGAATCCAGGCCACGATTGCATCGTTGACTTAGACGAATGACTGTCTCCTCTGTCACCTTATGGGCGTGGCCGACCGGATCGACGCTTCCCGATACGATCCTGCGTCCTGGTCAGTTGGCAGCCTGGGTTGGTGGCACTGGACCGTTTGACGTTCTGCATGAGTGGGACACGGTGAACACGTTCGATTCTGGTGCTTTGCAAACCGATCTGAATGTTGGTGTTACGTCACCTAATGCTGGTGTGCCTACCGCAGATCAGGGTCCTGCTGGGACGACTTGGTATCACCGTGCGACCGTCATTGACGCTACGGCTAAGAATGAGGTTTGGACGATCACGCATGACCATACGGGTGGGACGTTTGACCTGACGTATGCCGGTAGTAATGCCTTGGCGATTCCGTGGAACGAATCGAACGCCAATCTGAAGACTGCAATTGAGGGTCTGACTGGCCTGACGGCGGTGACGGTTACTGGCACGACGGGCGCCTGGTCTGTTGAAGTGACTGACCCTGGCCTTGTTGACCTTGCCGACATGACGGGTGATGGCGCAAGTCTGACTGGTGGAACGTCGTTTGTGGTTGGCAAGACCCAGGATGGTGCGACTGGTGCTGCTTCGTCTGCTACGGCCACGATGGCCTGGTTTGATGTTCGTTTGGAAGAGCGGTATTTGTATCTGCACGCTAATGCTGGGGCTGGGTTCACGACGATAGACGACCCTGCCGACTGGGGTGTTGCCAAGGGCGGGACGATCGCCCCTGACGGTTATGCGAATCTGCTCCCTCGGTTCTTGTATCTGCACGCCAATGCTGGAGCTGGGTTCAGGTACTCGGATCGTCCTGCTTACGGTGGCACGGAGACCGAGGACTGGGGAAACGGTGTCGTAGGCACCTGGGCTGACGGCGACGAAACGCTGTTCAATCGATATTTGTACTTGATGGCGAACCTGAATACTGACCTGCCGTCTCCGTACATCTTTTCGATTGAACCGAACTTTGGATCGCCTGGTGATGCCTTCGCCATCGATGGGTATGGGTTCCGTCCTAAGAAGAACTGGGCTGAGGGCGGAACGTATACGGGTGGTCCTGGTGGCACGTATCTGACTGACGGTCATCTGCCAGATCAGGCTGGGGCGTATCCGTCTGTTGCTGCTTGGGCTGATCGTACAACGAATGACGACATTGTGATTGTTGATACTGGTGCGCCGAATCTGATCAACGAGGCGAGGGTTTGGTATCGGCTGACCGATCCGTTCACGACTCTGACGATTGATTGGGGAGACTCGGCTGTTGGGCCGTGGACATCGATTGGTTCTGGTTCGCCTGCCGTACTTGATCCTGATTCGACTGGTTGGGCGACGATCGAGGCGTGGTCTACCGACACCGACTATGGGTCGCATAGGTATTGGCGGTTCAGCTTCGTTGATGCCGATAGCTACGGAGAGCTTGAGGTCAACCGGAGGATGACGGTTGGAACTGGTGACATTGAGACTCGCTTCGATGACACCGACACCGATTACCTGATGACGATCAGCCAGCAGTCGTATTCACGGATTGTTGCTCAGACCCCTGCCGGTTCGTTGCAGCCTGGTGGTGACGCAAGGGTCGAGAACATTTACCCGACGCCTGACCTGGTGTCGAATAGCAAGCACTACACGTTCCTGCCGCCATCGCCAGCCAAAGGCATTGGGGTGATCGTCAAGATCTATGACCGTGACGCCCCACAGCAGTTGATCGCCATTGCCGGTGATGCTCTTGGTGTCCAGTTCCAGAACCTGCTGTCAGGTATTGGATCGGCTGAGTTCACGCTGCCCGCTGTCTCGCCAGCCTGGGAGGAGCCTGGCATTGGGACGAAGTACAACGTGGTTCGCATCGAGCTGGACAATGTGGAGCGTTGGTGGGGATACGTCTCGTTCAGTGCCGACACGGTTGTTGGGTCGAGCGGTCGGGAGCAGGAAGCCACCCGTTTCGTCCTGAAAGGTGGGCTGTCGTTCCTGTCCAGGTACACGCTGTTGCCGCAGAACTGGCCCTCGATCGCTGATCCGGTGCATCAGTTCATTGACAAGAACGCTGGGGAGATCCTGACGACCCTGATCGGCAAGGCTCAGGCCGATGGGTACTTCGTTGGAATGGTTTCGAAGTTCACGACCCTGAAGGATTCGAACAACGAGAATTGGCAGGACCAGTACACGCTGGAGTTCCAGCCTGGCACGAATCTGGTTGCGGTGATTGCCCAGCTTGTCGGTCTAGGTATTGACATCAGGCTCGATTCGCAGTTCCAGTTGTTCCTGTACAACCGATTCGGGTTTGACCGCACGACCGACCCAGCTTACGTCCCGATGATGACTGGTCACACGATCAAGGCCATGTCGGTAGCTGAAGACTTCGAAAGCCCGTCGAACGTTGCATTGATTTCATATGGTGACGGGGCGTACCTGCTGCACGAGGATGTTGTCTCGACTGCCGAGTGGGGCAAGTTCATGGGATTTGCTCAGTCGTCTGCCGATAACGCTACGTCTGCCCAACGACTCGCAGAGGTTGCTGTTGCCAAGTCAGGTCAGCCTCTCGACCAGATCGGCATTGCGGTGGTTCGCATCGAGGATGAGATGGAACCGTTCCAAGACTTCGACATGGGCGACACGGTTCGGGTGATCGACAAGGTCAAAGGGTTCGATGAGTTGTACAGGGTTAGGGCGATCACGGTGGATGCCGGTGACGTCCGCAATCCGCAGTTCATCCTGGACCTGAACTCGATTCGTATTGAGAAGATCATCGAACACGAGATCCTGTTGCAGAAGCAGAATCAGAACACGTTGCCGGTGGAGGTCGCTTCGTCTGAGCCTGGTGGTACTGCCCCTCGGGAGCACGACCATCGGTTCCCTGCCAATGCTGACCTGTCGGGGAAGGTTTCCGCTCCGATCGTTACTGGCTTGCAGGGTGTGCCGATCGATCCTGGACCGTTCGCCAACAACGACATGTGGTATTACGACTCGACCGCTGACATGTGGTTGCCGGTGACTGGTACTAAGGCGATCGGAAAGATTCCTGCCATCAATGCTGATGGAACCGTCAAGTGGACATCCGGTGGTGGAGGTGGTGCTCCTGCTGCCGAAGTGTATGTGAATAACACCGAAACGGCTTCTGGAACGATCCCCGCTGGAACGAATCAGGTTCCTGGGATGATCCTGAGTGTCGCTGGTGGTCGAACCGTTCTTGTTAGCGCAGGGATTTTGACAGGTGGGCATGCGAACAGATACCAGTTGTATGTTGATGGTGCTATGTGGGTTGGTGAAATGGGCATGGTGTCAACGGATACGTCCCGATGGTTCTGGACGATTGCGAGTATTCCGGTCGTTTTGCCTGCTGGCACGATTGACGTTCAAGTGATGTGGCAGGCGTCAGGTAGTACTGGTTCGGTCCAGATGTATCATCGTTGGATCTCGATTCTTGAAGTGACGACATGACCGACCGACAGGATGACAAAGTGGACAAGGATGGCGTTCCGCTCTCAAAGGCGCACAAGGAGCTGTACGAAAACTTCGATAAGTCTCGCAGGGAGATCCTGGCGCACATCGATCGGAAGATTGAGTCGCACGAACTTGACGAGAACGCTGCTGCCAGGGCAAGGGAGGCTCTGGCCCGAATCGACCTGGATGCGATCGGTGATGCTGTGCTTGGAACACGGAAAGCGGAGTTTCTTGGTGGTGGCCGCAACAAGGATGGCATCGTTGACAAGGTTGACGGTCTGGTGAAGAAGGTCGGGAATGGCACCCCTGCCGAGATGGATACTGACCAGATCGAAGAGATCGTGAAAAAGGTGACGAGGACGAGAAGGAAGCTGTCGCCTGCTCAGTGGACGTTCTTCGGCGTTGTTGTTGTTACGCTTGGCACGATTCTGGTTCAGATATTGCAAACGGTCCTGGAGATCAATCGAGGAGTGCCATGAGTTGGAGAGTTGCTAATTCGATACTGGGTTTGATAGGTGCCGTCAATGTTCTTGCTCCAGGGAGGTCGACTGCCTCTGACGGAACGATTGGTGATGCGGCGCACTCGTCTCGTACGTCCGACCACAATCCGAATGTCTATGGAGTGGTGACAGCGGCTGACATCACGCACGACCCGTCTCGAGGTGCTGACATGCATCAGATATCGGAAACGATCCGCAAGGAGCGTGACCATCGGGTGAAGTACGTCATCTTTGATAAGCAGATCTTTGCCAGTTACGCCACGAGTGCCAGAAAGCCATGGACATGGGGGGCGTACTCAGGGGTGAACACGCACGAAAAGCATATGCACCTTTCGGTTGTTGGTGATCCGAAAGTGTACGACATGACCGAGAAGTGGGTCGTCACAGGCGAACCGACAATTGAGGAGAAGAATATGCCAATGCTGCCATTGAGACGAGGCGACGGAATGGGTGCCTTCGAATACAAGAAGTCCGACGTAGGTGCTGTGCAGGCAATGATGAACCGAGCGTTCAATGCTGGTCTGAAAGCAGACGGCATGTATGGAGACGCCACCGTTGCGGCTGTCAAGAAGTACCTGGGTGACTCAGGTGAAGCTGTCTATGGGAACCTGTACGACGACCTGATCGATGCTGTGGCTGTTGTAGCTGCTCGTCGTGTCTTGGGGTCGGCAGGGGCCGGTGGAGTAACCGAAGATCAAGTCAAAGCGATCGTGGAGTCAGCAAAGCTCCAGGTCTAGGAGGTAGATATGTTTACGAACTTCAGTCTGACAGGGTTTACGTGGAAGCGTGAGCCGATTCTGTACGTCACGTTGGTCATCGGGTTGCTGAACGTAGTCCAGACGGTCCTGATTGGTGATGTGGATTTGTTCACCGCCATCCAGAGTGCTGTGCTGCTCGTGTTCGGGTTTGTTGCCCGAGGCGAGGTCACGCCAGTAGCCAGGGTATGAGAGGCGTTCTTGGCACGCTGGTCGTGATTATTGTGATTGTCTGGCTGGTCACGAAGCTGCTGTAGAAACAGAACAGCCACCGGGGATGCTTGAGGGCTATCCGGTGGCTGTTCTTGTTGGCCTGAGACGACCCGCCAAGGCAGAACCAGGAATACTTTGATGGTAGCAGCTCAGGTACTACGATCAAGTTATGGAAAAAATCCATCGAATCGGTCAAACGACGCAGACCCGCCAACAGGTGCAGAATCAGGAGCGGCTTATAGACCTCGCCTGACCTCACATCGCCCCCGGTCCTAGGATCGTAGGAGGGTGCTCCCAAGTAACGACGGATGCGACTGACCCACGAACGGGTGAGGGCGTGTTCGGATGATTGCTACAGCGTGTAGAAGGCGGCTCGTTAGCTGACCTCCCGCTCGGCGTTGTCCGTCCCTGTGTTGGAAGTGACACAGCCAGAGGCGTGCTGACCGCTTGATTCTCCGAGAGGAAATCGACCATAGTCAGAGGGGAGCTACAACAGACCCGTTGTATGGATTTGCCGAAGACGGGCCGGGGTTTGAATCACCGCACACGAGCATTCGCTCAGTTAACGCACCACCAACCTTTAGGGCTTAACGGATTCTTAGAGCATCCAGAGCCATAAGGGGAGAAGGGAGCTTTGTCTTAAATGGCAACCGAAGCACAGATGAGAATGATATTGCTATTGGAAGATTTGAACCGGCTCAGCCGACAGCAGACCGTGAAGCTCGTAGGAATGTGTGGCAAGGGATTGAACCCGACGAAGGCCACGGCGTCACGGATGATCTCGGCGCTCGTTAGGTATTCGCAGGATCGTGGAGTCCCGACGTACAAGTATCGGCCTGGATCGGTCGTAAGGATTGAAAGGAATGATGATGGATGCGTTGAATAGGTTGGCGAAGTGGCGTTCTGTTTTTGCCGGGTGGCAGTTGGGTACTCGTCCGAAGGGCGACCCTGAATGCGATGCGGTGAGTGACCACCGGGAGCAGTCTCTGATTATGAGAGCTGAAATGTCGGCTCTGGTGGTTCTGCTTGTCGATTCAGGTGTGTTCACCAGGCAGATGTTTGAGGATTACCTTGAAGGTGAGGCGACTCTGTTGTCCTACGACCTGTCGGTGAGGTTTCCTGGTATCAGTGCTACTGATGACGGGATCGTTTTGGATGAGCGGGCTGTTGAGACGATGAAGGGTTGGAAGCCATGATCGCTTCGAGGGGCTGGGTGTTCAAGTCGTCCCGGAGGAAGGTGGTGCATCTGCCCGCAAGGTGGGTTAGTAACGGTCGCCGCATAGATCAGTTCGCTTGCCGTTTGCCGTTTGAGCACAGTGTCGACCCTTCGAATATCGAGTGGTACAACGTGAGGGACGACGATCCGTTGCCGTTGTGTAAGCGGTGTGAGGCCGCTCTGATGTGGAATCTTGACTGGTTGCGAGGACTGATCGTTGAGGAGGACCGATGATTCGGATAACTGAACAGACTAACCCGATTGACGATAGTCGTGTCCTCCGGTTGGAAGCATCGATCGAAGTGAACATCGACTATCGGAGGATGTCGGTCGGGCAAGGTAAGGAATGGTTGTTGTCGACGTTCTGGTCGCAGGTCGACGATTTCAAGAAGCAGTTTGAGAGGGAGGCAGGATGAGATTCGTACTTGCGGTGAGGGAGTTTGATCATGCGGTTGGCGATCTCGCTGACGTGGTGATCGGCCCGTTTGACAGTGACGCTGAGGCGAACATGGCGGCGCTGAACCTGGCTCGGGCTGGTTCAATCGATGGGAGCCAGGTCGACATTGTGCCGATGTGGACCGTTGCTGAATGGTTGGCGCAATGAACGCCAAAGAACAGAACGAGATGTTCGACATGATGCTTGCTGGCGACGCCGATACGACCGAGTTCGAAGTGTTCCGTCAGGTGATCCAGGAGGGGAGATCGTTCAGCCCTGAGGCGATGGAGAATCTGTTCGATTGCATGCGGACGTTCGTCGGTGCTCGGATGATGGCTCGGTGGCAGAAAACGAAGGAGCCGCCCACGGTGATGAAGGTGACTGTGACCGTTGAAGCCTCGTAAAACTCTTGTCCAACACTTGACATCCCCGGCGGTGGGTCTATCGTAAAAGACATGGAACACATCAACACACCCGCATCAGCCCAAAGCCTAAGCGGGCGCAACCAGAAGGAGAACGGTATGACCACGATTGAAACCGCCCTAGAGGTAATCGCCAGTTCGCTGAAGAGTGCGATATTGCAGCGAGACAGGGCAGTCACCGCCGGGACCGTCGAGTTCTACGCAGGAGTAGCTGCTGGATTAGAACAGGCGCAGCGGGTGATGATCAGCTTGCTGAACGAGGAAGTCAGCGCATGATGGACCTTGAAGATCTAGAAATCGAACGACAGTTCTTGATCCTTGATCTCACGCAAGCCACCGAATGGGATCACCGCCGAGCGATCATGGGTGATATAGCCAAGCTCGACGATCAGGTCGCCCTCCTGTTGGTGGATCGACTCTGAAAGATTTGCGTGGTCGTACGCCTCCCAGCGAACCCCCAAGCCACGCAGATGGAGGACTGACAGAAATTGGTGTTACCGGGTTCGAATCCCGACAGTCCACGAACCGAACGAAGGAGAACGGATCATGGCACGGCCAAGTGTCGCAGAAAAAGCAGTCTCTCTGTTGCAGGAGCCAGAGCGGATCGCCCGAGTGGTGCATCCGACAATCGAAGCGTATCGGGTGCTAGGCAGCAAGGACTCGTTGTATTTCGTCATCGTTGATGGTGGCGAGATCCTGTCGTGTTCTTGTCGGGCAGGTCAGTTCGGGATGATGTGCTACCACGCCACGGCAGTCCTGACGATGCTGGGCGGTGCCGAATGATTCTGTTGAAGCTGGAGGGCGAGCAGCTGGACCTGGTGCTGGAAGCGATCGAGGATTTCGTCCAGGCGAACCAGCGTGTAGGCATGACGCACATCGTCGAAGTGTTGACGCCAGTCCAGCAGGTCCTGTCAATGGCTTGGGCGAAGGAGAACCTGCAATGACGTTTGATGATCTGATGAACGGTCTTGCCTTGGCGGTTACCAGGTGTGTGTCAGCGCCAGAGGTCAAGGCGGTCCGGTTCGCTCAGGAATGGTTGCAATCCAACGAAGACGACGTACGGGAGTTCCTGGAGGAGCAAGATCGAAACTCTTGACACGGTTGGTTTGGAGACTACCGTCGTATGCATGGAACACATCACGTCCATCCGCTCAACAACTGGTTCAGCGGCGTCTAGAAGGAGAACGGAAATGGAAGATTTCACGATCAAGGCATCCCGAGTGCGGTTGGTGCTTCGGGCGATCCAGCATGAGATCGAGACTCTGGAGCGTCAAGCCCAGGGCCGTCTGCATCCCGAAGTGTATGCCGACTTTGCTCGTCAGCTCACCGAAGTTGGCGACGAGATGGTTCACGTTTTAGCCCAGGAGGATGAGGAGCTTGACCGACTGGTCGCCTTGAATCCGCCCGCAGGATTCGGAGGGGGTGGTAGCTGAGACCGTAAGGCCAAGTACGGAAACAGGAGATCAGACAATCGAAAGGAAACGAACTTGTCTGTGGATGAAAAGATTCTCAATGAATTAGCCAAGCTAGGTGATCGGAAGTTCTCGGAGGACTCGATCACGTTCGAAGGGACCCGTCTGGTTGTCCCGTCGTCGATGTCGGCTCAGGGTGCTGTTGATGCCCTGGTCTCGCACATCGATGCGGAGGAGAAGACGACCCAGTTCGACCGGAAGTTCAAGTACCGTCCCTGGGACGTTGCCGCTGCTACCGCTCGGGCGATCAAGGAACTGACCGGAATGTCCGGTGTTGGAATCAGGACGTTCTCGTTCTTTGGTTCGACGCCACCGGAGATGAAGACGATCAACGTATCGCATGATGAGGTCATGCAGGTGCCTTGGGGCAACCTGTACGTCCCGCTGTTTGACGGAACTCTGACGCTGTCGTCGACGAGAGATCCCGAATATGGGATGCTCGGAGTCGTCTACGTCGAGTGCCGCAAGAAGCATCGTCATGCAGTGAACGGCCTGTTCAAGCTGATCGAGAATCAGCTGGAAACCGCCTCGATCTATCGGGGCAAGGCGTTCAATGGTGCCGAAGACCCGGAGTTCATCGATCTCGGTGGCATCGACGAGACGCAGATCGTGTACACGGAAGAAGTGATGTCCCAGCTAGAAGCGAATGTTTGGGCGCCACTCCGATACACGCAAGCACTGAAGGACAACGGTGTTCCGCTGAAGCGGTCCGTGCTTCTGACTGGTCCGTATGGGACCGGCAAGACTCTCGGGGCGTTTCTGACTGCCAAGGAAGCGGGAGCTAATGGTTGGACGTTCGTGTATTGCCGTCCGGGTCAAGATGACCTGTCCACGGTAATGCAGACGGCTCGGCTGTACGAACCTGCTGTCGTCTTCTTCGAAGATGTCGATACGATCTCGTCCTCGGACGACACAGACACAGTGACCAAGCTGTTGGACACGTTCGATGGGATCACGGCCAAGGGAACCGAGTTGATGGTTCTGTTGACGACGAATCACCCGGAGAAGATCCACAAGGGCATGGTTCGGCCAGGGCGTCTCGATGCGGTGATCCAGATTGGGTCGTTGGATCGGTCGGCGTTTGAGAAATTGATCAAGGCGACGGTGGCTGAGGAGCTGCTTGGCGACATCGACTTCGACAAGGTAGCGGAGGCCATGACGGACTTCTTGCCTGCCTTTGTTCGTGAGTCGATTGATCGCACGAAGCGGTATGCCATCGCTCGGACTGGCGGCACGATCGACGAGCTGACCACCGACGACTTCGTCAATGCTGCTGTTGGCTTGCGCCCGCAGTTGGACATGATGAACGGTGCGGAGGAAGGCACTGGGCCGGTTCCGTTGGAGCGTGCTCTGTCGAACACGATCGCTTCGGTGATCCGAGGGGAGCTGGACGTTACGCACATCGTTGATGATTCGGACGATCCGGTTCTGTACTTGGCCAAGAGCTAACAGGTCGGGCGGATGGGGGGTCAGTTGTCTTGGCCCGCTGATCCCCCTGCCGCCCAAACGAAGGAGGTAGTTGTGGAAACGAAATGGTGGTGTGATCGCACCAAGTACACGATCGAGTCGGTGCAGTGCAGCCGAGGAAATGAATGCACACCGAATTGCGGACTGAACGGGAAGCAGACATGAGTGAGTTGCCCTGGAAAGATGTGGTGATTATCTGGTCGTTTGTGGTGCTCGGATGTCTCCCGATCCTGTTGAAGTGGGTGCGTGATGGGCGGAGATAGGTACTGGGTCGTTGACCCGATTGCCCACCGTATCGAATGGCGGGAGAACCTGCCGGTTGATGGATCGGTGGTTGTGCATCCTGACTTCGGTGAGATGGTGAACATCGTTCCTGTTCCGCCGCCTGACGACGAGTGGATTTGCGACATGTGCAATGCCGAGATTCCGTTGGCAGTCGAGGGCCACTCGCATCTGTGGGTGCCGTTTCTTGGCAGCTACGCCCTCTGCCCGGATTGTTTCCGCAAGAACGGTGGAGACGAAGCCTGGTTCGTGCATGAGAGTTCGTTCCACGTTTGCTCGTGTGACGCATGTAAGGCGTGGATGGAGAAGGTGGTGGCCGAGCATGACGCAGAGCGGATATGAAATCGGTCGTGACCTTGATGGGTTGACAACTCGGGAGCGGGAGGTTCGTGACGGAATCAGACAAGGTAAGACGCTGATGAAAATCGGCAAGGAGCTAGGAGTATCCCGGCAGCGGATCGGTCAGATAGCCCGGTCGCTGAAAGAAAAAGGAGCCATGAAATGAGTGATGTAAAACGGAAGTTCACGCCGAAGACGATCTACCGGCTGGTGAAGGAGTTCGTCGATGAGCACCAGGAGTTGTCATCGAACAACTCGATTGGCGACTTGTACGATTCCTTGAAGGATGCTTCGTTCGCTGACATCGACGGCCCGCAGTTGAGCTTGCCGGTCAAGAACAAGATGGCTGACTGATGGTCGCTGCTCGGGCTGTTTGGGAATGGAAGGAGGAGGCCCCGTCTGTGGCCGATGTGATCAAGAGCCTTGGTTCGTTGCCTCCGGTGTGGGGAATCGAAACGGTCAAGTACGCCGACTTCGTTTTGCCCATGCCCAGAACGGAGAAGGTGAAGGTCGGGAACGTCACGAGTCAGGTGCCGACATGGAAGCTGTACATGCAGGTGGCCGGTCGGGTGAAGATGCTGAATGACATGTGTGATCTTGGCCCGTACTCGGCTCTGGAGGAACTGACGACGTTGTTCTCGCAGCAGACGGGTGCGAACCTGCCGATGATGCAGACTCGCATTGAATTGTTGAAGGACGATGTCCTGGTGCGTCGTGCTCACGGTTTGGCGACCGTGTCGAAGGGTGACGCTCCTTGGGAGAAAGCGGAGACGGCTGCTCGTGGTCGTGCTTTGGGTGCTCTCGGTATCGGCGTCTTGCCTGGGACTGGTATTGCCAGCCTTGACGAAATGCTGAACGTCGATGTGGCTGGTCGTGATTTGACCCCGAAGACTCGGGAGATCAAGGATCGTCCGGTTGCCGAGATCATCGAAGCGATCATCGAAACGAAGGAGGAGTTGCGCCAGTTGAGGGACATCGAATCCGAAGAGTTGGACGAGAACTTGGCTTCGTACGTTCAGAAAGCGTACGGGCTGGATATTCGCTCGGAGGATGGTCTGAAATGGGATATGTTGAACAAGGGGAAGCTGTTGTTGGCGCACAGTTCGCTGGTTCAGCAACGAGACAAGGAGAAGAGCGATGCATGACACGACGATTCTGAACTTGACGGTCGATCCCGTCCAGATGGCGATGTCTCTGGCTGCTTCGGAAGCACCCGACGAGCAGTACCAGACGGTGATGCGGAAGGTGTTGCCCGAGTGGGATGACCTGTCTGATGATGCGAGGACAATGGTTGTGAATTGTTCTCGTAGGACCGCTGAGGCCGAACTGAAAGCTCAGTCTCTTACGGAGATGGTGTTGTCTCTGACTGAACCCGGCCAGGTATGGGAGCAGGGCGTGCATGAAACCGGATACGTCGAGTACTGGCGGGACGACGACCTGACGCTTTGGGTGAGGAGGGTGCTGTGAAGGTTCTCGCAGAAGTTGATCTGTCGACACCTGAGGAGGAGCTTCGAAAGGTGAAGGCCGCCATGGAAGCCGAGTACGAAGACTTCTTCGAACTGATCGAGCAGAAGTTCGGCGGAAGAGTTCCTGTCGAGGATGTGGCGCATATGACCATGAATCTTGCCACGAAAGACTCGGAACGGTTCTTGCTTCGCCAGATTGTGTGCGCTCTGATCGACGTTGATCAGCGTGTTCCTATGAAGAGGGGTTTCATCGAAGACGCCGCCCTGGAGTTTTACACGGTAGACGACGAGGTATGGATTAGGAGATCGAAATGAACAAGGTTGAACTGGCTGGCGGTCTGACGACTGTCCCCGAGTTGAAGTACACGCCTGGCGGGTGGCCGATCCTGTCGTGGACATTGGCGGTGAACGGTGCTCGATACGATTCGAAGGAAAGGCAGCAGGTCGTGACGACCTCGTTCATCCGCTGTGAGATGGCCGGTCCGAACGCCGAGTATTGGGCCGATGAACTTGGAGAAGCCAAGGGCGAGAAGCTGTATGTGCTCGGTGAGTTGTCGCAGCAATCCTGGGAGGACAGGGAAGGTAAGAAGCAGTCTCGTACTCGGGTCGATGTGATGGTTGTTCATCGTCTGTCTCCGAAGAACGTTTCGGTTGGAATGCCGAAGCCCGAATATGTTGAGGAAGATGAGTCGTATGCGCCATTTTAGAAAGCTAAGTACCTGGCTGCTCGTTGCAGTCGTTGTTCTCGGAGCCTGTGGTTCCGCAGATACGCAAACCCCGGTAGCCAATCCGTCAGCTTTGGCGTTCACGGTCCAGGACGCCATCGATCTGACGAGAGAAGAGTCAGCGGCGATGGTCTCGGTCACCTGGGTCGACATCATGGACGACGCTTATATGTTCGAACTGGCCGACATCATCTGTCAGGGCTACGACAACGACTGGACGAAAGAGCAAGCGTACACGAGCGCCATTGAAATCTTCGCTTCCAATGATCCGACATGGAGTACGGACGATGGGCTGCTCATGGCGTACTTCGTTGGAGGCGTATTTGATCTGGTCTGTCCTGGGCGCTGATGTGGCGGGATGTGCTTCGTCCGATGGTTCTGGTCGGAATTTGGCTCGGTTGGGTGATCGAAAAAATCCTCGCCAACTCTTGACATGCCTGGCGGTGGGTCTATCGTAGGGGTATGGAACAAACCACCACAAGGAGAACGGAAATGGCACAGCCAACCACGACAGAAATTCGGAATCGGGCGATCGAACTCGCAGGAGCTGACTCCGAATTTGTGGAGTATCTCGATACTTCCAATTTCGTATTTGCGAATCTTGAATATGCGCTCGCAGCAGAAGGTGTGAAGCTCTTTGATTTCAACTCCCCGGAGCAGCAGGAGAAGCAAGCTCGCATCGAAGCCAAGAAAGAATCAGTCCGAATCCGCCGCAGCAGCCGCTCGCAGCAGCTGTAGCAGCAGAAGAACCGAAGGAGAACGGAATGGATGACCGCACGCAAGCCTCGCTAGACAGGATTCACCGTCAGGAGCAGGGTCCCGGTGACGCACTGATGGTTGTGACAGCAATCGACCAGTTCGATGGAACTCTGTCAGAAGCGCTCGCTGAATTCGATTTGTCCATGGACGACTTTGAGCGTCTCGACATGCAAGCACTGAAGTAGAAGGAGAACGGAAAATGAACACAGATCAGCAGAAGGCCAAGCTAGAAGGCAAGATCGAGCGGATCGAGGAATCGCTTCGCCAGGACATCGAAGGCTTGCAGCGCCAGTTGGCGAACACGCTGGAGCGTCTGGACAACGGCGAACACGTCGATGGATACGGACCAGTCCGAGGCCGGGGCAGCGACATTGACCGGCTGTGTGGCGAACGTGAGCAGCTCAACGCAGTCCTGTACGGACTGTAAGTCAGATTGACCGAAGGAGAACGGATCATGGAATCAGAAATCAAGCAAGCGGAATACGCCTCTCGGGAATCGGTTCGCCGCCTCCGTATCGAGGGTGGGTACGGCGACTGGATCGGCTCAGGAGATATGCAGCAGATCGAGTCGGTTGAGCGGGCGATAGCTGACCCCGACTCCGAGATCTCGGAAGTGGAGAAGGTGGCGTTTCGCACGGCAATGTTCATAGGAATGGCGTTGTGCGATTGGTTGTCTGCCTACGACGAAGCCACCGCAGTCTCGGCGTACTTGAAGAAGAGCGCCTGATGTTCGTGTACACGGTGTTCTGCAAGATGCCCTATGACGGTCGAGGCGAGTACTCGGAGGAGATCGATGTTGCGGTCCCGTCGAGGTCAGTCACGGCGGCCAAGCGTGCTGCTCAGAAAGCGATCGACGCAGATTACGACCCGGAGCTTCGGCCCGTTCGTGTTGTGTATCGGTCCAACGGATTCTTGTTCTAGGAGGAATGACATGGCCAAGTTCGATATTGAAGTCGAGTTGCTAGGAAACGATGGCAATGCCTTTGCCGTTATGGGTGCCGTGAAGAAGGCGCTTCGCAGGAATGGCGTTTCGTCGGAGGAACAAGCCGAGTATATGGCTGAGGCAATGTCTGGTGATTACGACCATCTGTTGCAGGTGACGATGGAGTGGGTCGATGTCGTCTAGAGCGTCCACGCTAGAAGAGACGATCGAGTTCGCCTTCGACATGATCGAGCAGGTGGGTGAGATACCGGCGATGGGTGTGATCCACCGGCACGCCACTGATCCTGGCGAGTTGGTGATCCTGGACTTCGGAAACGACGAGAAGGAGCGATCCTCGATCCTGGCCTTTGCCGCTGTCGCCTCCCATGTCAATGCCAAGTTCGTTGACTCCTTCTCGGATTGCTGGGTGGCCGATCATTCGCTTGACACCGACCTGGATGCGGTTGTTCCGCCTTCGAAAGACCCGAATCGGATGTCCGGTGTGACGGTGATTCGGGTGTTCCCGGATCGGATTGAGTCGGCCCTTGCCCCGTACGAAATATTGGACGGTCGGGTGATTCGGTTGCCTGGGTCTGAAGTCGATCCGGATGCTGAGTTGGGGCGCATGTGGCTGGTAGAAGTGTTGCAGGCCGGTCTGACAACGTCGGTGAATCCGATTGTTGGTAAGGCAGCCATGAGGTATCTGGAGGTTTCCGATGGATGAAGGTGAGGTCGTCGAGCTGGGTGACGCTCCGGTCATTGTTCACGTCGAGAAGTTCGATGCGTGGAAGGTGACTCCTGATGGTGTCGGTCAGAATGTCGGACTCGTTCTGATCACTGACGAGGAGTGCCGATGCGAGAATACGGAGCACGAGTCGGTGGTGTTTGTGACTGTTCTGGATGATGGTGCGATCACCGATTTGAAAGCGATCTTGAAGGAGATTTGATGAGACTGCCAGGTTCGATGTTGTATCACAGTCGTATCGCCGCTTATGGCGGTGGAGGTTACGAACTGATCCCAGGGTTCGAAGAGCCAGGGTGTCCGATGCAGTACAGGATGCGATACGTTGAGAATGCCCGGACTGGTATCGAGTCGCCTGTTTTGGCGCATGGTTCGGCTGTTCACGATGCCCTGTTTCTGATTGAGGACGAGGGCGTTGGTGTCGATGAGGCGTTGCGCCGGTCGTGGCCGCCAGGATTGGATGCGGTCTGGTACGAAGAGGCTCTGTCGGATTTGCAGGGGGCGATTGAGCGGGGTGGGATTCTGACTCAGATTCACACGATTGCGGTTGAGCAGCATCTGACTGCTCCGTTGTATGAGGATGAGGATTTCGGTCCGATCGAGTACGGCGGATATTTGGATGTGATTGGTGTCGACAACGACGTTGACATGACGCCCCGCCTGTACGTCGGTGATTACAAGACGAACCGTCAGCCGCCGTCGTACAGGGACCTGGATCATTGGATGCAGGGCCGCTCGTATGCCTGGTTGGTGTTGCAGAACATCGAACGGTATTTGCCTGGCGCTGACCCTGACACGGTTGAGGTCGTGGTGATCTTCGATGCTGTCAAGCACTACGCCTTGAAGAAGGTGTGGTCGAGGGTCGAATTGGAAACGTGGGCTGCTTGGGCCGAGTCGGTTGCCCGCACGATTCTGCGTGACAAAGAAGGCAATCCGGTGCTCGGTCCTGGCTGTAACTGGTGTGAGTTCAAGACGAAGTGTCCTGCCTGGGCGAAGCTGCCCGATATTGGTAGAACGCTCGGTGAGAAGTTGGACGGCAAAACGGTTGAGGAGCAGGTGAAGGGTCTGGCCAAGGTGACTGAAACCCGCCTGTTCTTGGAGAAGGAGGAGGCCAGGATCAAGGGGAGGATCGTCGAACTGGTTCGGGCTTCGAAGGAGCCGGTTGTCCTCGGTGATTCGCAATGGTTTGAAGAGCAAGGTCTGACCAAGGAGGTTGATGCACGGAAAGCGCATGAGGTTATGGGTGATGAGTTTTACGATGCCGTGACGGTGAGGATCGGCGGAATGAACGATTGGAAGAAGGACCATCTGGAAGATGTGGAGCGGTTGGATCGGACGATCACGTTGGTTCCCGGCAACATGTCTTTGAAGAACAGGAGAACGGACTGATGGGTGTTGTAGACAAGATTTTGATGAAGGAAGAAACGAAGGATGTGATCCGGGGTGCTGTCGGAGACATCGAACGGGTCGTCCAGTACATCGAGAGGGCGCAGGAGAGCATCAGTAATGCCAAAGAGGAGGCCGACGATGTCTACGAAACGTTATCTGGCCTTGGTGACAAGTTCGAAGATGAACGTGACCAGATCGACAGTGTCCGCCACTACGTCGACAGTGCCGAAGGGTCTTTGTCCGGTGAGGACTCGACGCTGGAGTCGGTCGTGCAACTGCTGAATGAGTTGATTGGCGATGAGTAGGAAGATCGTCGCTCGGGCCACGTCGAAGAAGGGCGGTAAGTGTGCCGAGTGTCGGAAGTCGATTCCGCCTGGTGGTCGCATCGTGAAGATCAGTGCGGATGGGAACACGACTCGCTCTGGTAACGGCCCTGGCAAATGGGTTTGCTCGGCCTGTTCCTGGCAGTACGACGATGCTTCCGTTTGATACGACCGACGACGAGCTGGCTGTCCTGGAAACGTTGCAAGCCGTTCCAGGATGGCCGGTTGACTCGACGTACGACCTGCAAATGATTCGGGCGCTTGCCTTCGCCTATCGGACTGTCGATTTGGGCAAGGAGGCTCTCGCCTGGTCGGTGTGGATGTCGGAGCATGAGCAGACCAAGAAGATCAAGTATCGAAGTCGATTCGGGAATTGGGTGAAGAATGCCGAAAGATTCGCTAGAGATAATGGAGGCAGAGTGGAGCGCCATCGTGGACCGGAAACGGAAGGCCACGGAGACGCTGTTTCGTCTGAACGAGAGTGGTGATTTTGTTCCGCCCTGCCATGCCGACTGCAATGGTCAGATTCGTTACGAGCACGAAGAGCTGACGATCGCCGGTCAGTGTCCGCTGATGAACGTGGAACCGCCTTGTCTGATCCCGGTGATCGCTCGTCGTGAACGTGATCAGTTGATGATCGGTCGAGGTTGGCCACGCAAGTACGTTCTTGAATCGAATTGGGAGACTTGTCGTGCGGCTGATCTGATTGGTAAGTGGGTCCAGAACCGTGTTCGTGGAGAAGGGTTGTTGATTCATGGTCCTGTTGGTACAGGCAAGTCGATGGCTGCTGCTCTCGCTTCGAAGGCGCTATGGGATCAAGGAATACGATCTCGGTTTGTGAATGCTGCTGAGCTGATCACGAATCTGGAGAACAAGGAAGTGACCAGGGCGTCGATTGTTGACCAGATGGTCGCTCCCGAGCTGTTGGTCCTGGATGACTGGGGCGTGTTAGAGCCTGCCCCTTGGACCGTAGGGACGATTGATTTGATTGTGGAGAAGAGGACCGCAGGAGGTCGCCCGATGCTCGTGACGACGAACCTGACCACCGCTACGTTGAGGTCTGTGCCTGAGTGGGCCAGGTTCGTCGATAGGTGGGCGGACACGATGCTGTCTGTAGCGATCCCCGGCAAGAGCCAACGAGGAGGAAAGCGATGAAGCATGAGATGAGACTCGGGATCGTTCAGGAGCAAGGATACGGAACTGGGATGCTTCCGTACTGCATTTTCTGCGGTTGGATTGGCCAGGCTCAGTTCCTGTATGAAGGTAAGGCTGTGACCGAGCAATGGATTGGCCATATGAGGGAGATAAGAGAATGAGCTGGCGACCAGATCGAGAACGAACCGCTACCGGCTACCGATGGCTCGACAAGCT